CTGTTGGCTTATAGCTGTTTTGTGTTGTGGTCCTAGCGTTGGGGGTTCCCTTTCATGCAATTGCTTTGCGTGGCTGTTATGCTGTTATGTAGGCTTATGCTTATGTTTATGTATTGAGGTAAGAGGAGGGGTAATCGTAACAAAAATTTGCTTAATCGTAACAAAATACCTACCTTTATCGTAACAAATTGATTAATCGTAACAACCAATCGTAACACATGAAAAACAGAACACCATTTTGCATTTATTGCAACGAAAGAATGGAGAGCGAAACATCAAAAAAGAAATTCTGCTCTGACAAGTGCAGGGTATATTGGCATAGAAAGTACCCTAAAGGAAATATTGTTTCTCCCGTAGAATTAGCCTCAAAATTGGCAGATAATGCTAAAGTGGTAGAAATACCTGTTGAAAGTCAAAAAGAGCCTCCTATTGGCTTAAAAGGTATAGATTTGACTATTTGGAAGGCGGAAAACTGGAAATAATTCGTATCTTAGTGGTATGAAAAGTAAATTAAAAATGATGAAGCGCGCAGATGGCTCATATTCACCTCGTGGATTATGGGATAATATTCGTGCGGCTGCTGGTTCAGGTAAAAAGCCTACGCCAGAAATGCTTAAACAAGAAAAGAAAATTAAAGCACAAGAAAAGAAATGAGTACACTAGAAAGAATATATGAAGAAAAGTGTAATACCTATTCTGATATAAACGAACATTTGCCTGTTCTAAAGAAATATACTGAAGAGTGCAATCATGTTACAGAAATGGGAGTTAGATGGGTTGTTTCTACATATGCATTTATGATGGGCAAGCCTAAAAAAATAATCTCCTATGATATAGAGCCAGTAGAGAAATGGGGAACTGAACAGAAATTTCTTATTGATTTAGCTAAAGAAAATGGAATAGATTTTGAGTTTCATATTGCAAATACATTAGATCTTGAAATAGAAGAAACAGACTTATTGTTTATAGATACTTTGCATAATTACAATCAGCTAAAAAAAGAATTAGAGTTACATGGTAATAAAAGTAATAAATATATCATTTTTCATGATACTACTACTTTTGAATGGAATGGCGAATCTTATGAAGGGAAAAAAGAAGTGGGTTTATGGCCAGCAATTGATGAATTTTTGAAAGAAAACGAGCATTGGGTAATACATGAAAGATTTACGAACAACAATGGATTAACGATTTTAAAAAGAAATTAAATATAAATTATGTCAGGAGCTTGGCAAAGAAAAGAAGGCAAAAATCCCGAGGGCGGATTAAATGCAAAAGGTAGAGCATCTTATAATGCTGAAACCGGTGGTAATTTAAAAGCACCAGTAAAAGAAGGAACTAATCCTCGTAGAGTATCATTTGCGGCTAGATTCGCTGGTATTAAAGGGGCAATGAAAAAACCTAATGGAGAACCTACTCGTAAAGCATTAGCCCTTAAAGCATGGGGGTTTGGAAGCGTTGAAGCCGCTAGGAAGTTTGCCAATGCACACAAAAAATCGTAAATTAGCGTAAAATATTACAGTATGGCATTTAGTTTATCTGATTGGGATGGTATTGGTGGTGGTGGTAAACTACCTGCTAAAGCAGAATTAACAACATCTCCAGGAATTTCCGTTTTAGATGGGCCAACTACTAATGTTAGATCTGGAACACAAAAAAGCACTGTTAAAACAGCGAATAAAGCTGCCAAGACAAGGGCTATGCGTAAAAGAGATTTAACGGCAGAAGAATATTTTAATCCACCAACACCAACTTATAGTAGTGGTGATGTGGGAATTAGTTTATTATCAAGGGTGCCTGGTATAACAAGTTTACCAATAATTGGTGAGAAAATAAAAAAAGCAGCTACTGAGCAAGAGGGTAAGATTGGCAGTATTGAATTAGACGTTCTTGCAAGAAATCCTTGGTTATTTAATGTACCCGTGTTAGGAAATTACATAAAAGATAGAGCATTTAGAGCAGCATCAACGGGCGAAGGCACGGTAAAGACTGGCGAAAGTATTGCGGCTAGTGATATGCAAGCAAAGGGGATGATGGATTATAAAAATTACAGAAATAGATTGAGTTTGCTAAGACAGTATATATATGGAGATCAAGATTTACCTAAAGCGCCTTTTACTCCATCTGATGATTATTATAAATTTCTTCCTACATATTCACTAAAGCAAAAATTGGGATCTTCAAGAATAAACGATTATTTTGGCAATATAGTTAAAATGTCTAATGCTCCTAATCAACCTATTAAATTTAATGATCGGGTAGATAAATTTTTACCAGTGCAACAAAGAAATTATGAAAGATTTAAAGGCTTTCTTGCAGATTTGGAAAATGTTACAAAAACAGGTAAGCCAAAATTTTATAGCGGTACAACTACTAATACCAAAAATTTGCCATTAAATTTATTTTATAATAGCATCCCTGATTTTGGTCATTACAAAAGTGGATTTGCTATGGATAAAGAACTTAACTTGCCTTATGCTTTTGTTGCAGATGCTTGGGATTTTTATCCTCAAGATTATGAAAAATTTTGGAATCAAGATGCAGATCCAAATAATCCCGAAAAACTAAATACAAATCCATATAGCACCTCCGCGTACCAACAAGCTTTTTTAATGCACAAAGCTGGTAATCCATATAAAATATACGAAAGATCATATATAGACCCTAAAACAAAAAGAATTATATCTGACGAAGAAATATTAAAACGCAGGAATATGTTGAGGTCAATGAAAAAAACAAAATAATTATATAAATATAACAACATGGCAATAGAAATGATGCAGTCTTTTGAATTACCAGAAGATCCAAAAAAACCAAAATCAAAAAAAATAGCAGGTACTGGGTTAAGTATATATGAAGGAGGTATTGAAAAAACTCCTACTGGCAAAAGCAATGCTTTCGCAAGTTCTGGAATAACTCCTGAAGAAGTAGTTTTACATGCGAAAAAACACAAATTGCCTACTACTTCCAATAGAGAATTTCAACAAGCTGCTATTGATATGCTATCTTCTACTCCAGTAGGACGCCAATATTTAGCAGAAATGCAGAAAGTTTACGGAACAACTAGAGCTGGAACCTTTGTAGATGACATTCTTGGAGCAAGAACAAAATATTTATTACAGGGATTAGACACCGTTGATAATAGTAAAGAAGTTGATCAAAAAAATTATTTAGCAAATAGACCATACATTTATTCTGCAACAATAGGACCTACCGAGGATAAGGGATTTAATCAATCAACAGATTGGGGTTGGGATTTTGGCAAGGACAAAGAAGCGTATGAAGATTACATGAAAGCTAGAGGTGATAATTTTTCTGCACTTAGAGAACAAATAGATAGCGCAGCAGAGGGTTTGGCTCCAAAAGGTGCAAGATTGTTAAATAAATTACAAGCCATGCGAAAATTTACTGAAGATACACAAGCTAATAGAGAATTTTTTAATAAATATGGAGAGTTCCCAGAACCAATGCATACATCTCCAAAAGGCACGACTGACAAAAAGCAATTATTAAGCGATTTCTTGAAATTTAGATACGGTAAAAATTATAAAGTAGATTAATTGTAAAAATTGACGGTAAATAATTTTAACCGAAAAGCCATTAATTAAGTATTAATATCAAGGCTCCTTATTCATATCATAAGAAACCCAAGCCGCTATTGCCATTAGTATGATTATTACTATAAATATCATACTATTTATCTTTTGTTTGCTTAAAAATATCTATTACACCTAAAATAGATATTGCTATAAATAATACTATTGTTATTATTCCTATTGTCATATTGATAGTTTTTATTTGTTACTGGTTTAGGACTTGAACCTAAAATGACAGAATCAAAATCTGTAGTGTTACCAATTACACCAACCAGCAATCATTGTTAAATTTCCTTAATATCCTCGTTACCTCCAGGTAATTGACTAGGATCTAAAATAGCTCTGCCAGCATCTGTTAATGGCCTAGCAAATATCCTTAATTTTTTACCAGTATTTGGGCATACAAATGTAACTCCGGCATCTTGATAAGCCTTAATTATTAATTCAATTGCACCGTGCTCATCTGGACTTGCTCCAATTACATGAATGTCATCATAGTCAAATTGCATACAAAAATCACATCCTTCTGTATATGCTTGTTTATCTTCTGGAATATTTGCTTTTTTCTTTGCCATATTTTATTGTTTTATTTCGTTTATGTCAACTATTTTTACCTCTTCGCCACTTATCAATGCATCTAATGTAGATTCAATCATATCTCTTTGATCTGGAGTTAATAACGCTACCTTTTCAATAATTGCGGGCACTGCAAAAACATCACTTGCTATTTCTGTTTTAATTCCAATCCTGACTTGTTCTGTTAAAAATGGATTAGATATTAAATCTCCAAATATCCAACCTATCTTATCGCTATATTTCTTAAATAATCTTGATCCTTGCGAATTAGGGTATTGCCTACAAAAATCCTCAAATTGTTCTTGAGCCATTTTTAAATTTTGAATGGCATTTATAATGTTAGCACCGTTATTAACTTCAGGATTCATATTACTTATTAAAGTTTAAATGTGTTTCTTCCAATTCTCTTAAAAACTCTCTTGCTCTTTCTACTTTCTGCTGGATGCGCAATATATCATCTTCATTTCTACCAACTTTAAACATAAGTACTCTTTCTTCTATTGAAATATCATCAAAAGACATGTTAAATTCAATCTTCATTGCCTCTTTTACATACTCTGGATTTTCTTCAGTGGCTACATCCATCTTTTTAAGCATGTAATACTTCTCTTGCTCTATGATACTTTCAGGAGTATTTACTAAACAATAAGCAATTACAGCACTTTTTGTATTTGTCAACCACATGTAAGATTGCATTTGCCAATAGTATAAACTATCTAACTTATCTGGTATATTGCCAATAAACGTCCAAAGATCATAACTTGATTTAATATCAATTATTCTGTCATTATCAATAATATCAGGAAAACCAGTAATAAAATCATTGGTAAATCTTTGGTCATTCTTACTAAATGGCATTTTTAAGTACATAGAAAGTAAATCAATTGAATCTTGCTCTACTTCTATACCCTTTTTCATTTGCTTGGTTTGTATGTCTTTTCTGCGACCATACTTTTCGGCTATATAAACATCTAATAAATGCTTTTGAGCCGTTTTAGATAACAATCCAGCTTCTTTATCAGCTTTTGATTGAGGTTCGGTCATTAAATAACCTACAGAGCTTGCTCTGATGTGTGTTTCATTCCATCTCATAGTTAAAGTGTTTTCATTTTATTATTGTAGTGCATTAGTAATTCCGGATTACTTTTACTCATCAATTCCCAGGCCTTTAGCTCTTCTTTTGTTTTACATGAGTCAATAAACTCTTTGGTTTTTTCAGCTAAAGTCTTTTTTGACTGAGTAGGAATTACTTCTTCAGTAAGTATGTCATCATAATTAACACCTAAATACTCAGCAAGTTCTTTTTGTCTAGCTACATTTTTATTGTGATATTCTTCTACCAGCTCTCTTGCGTGGTCAAGAGCTTTATTGGCTGACTCGCCTTCATTGAGGGCAAACTCAACGCCAATCTTTTCAGATGAATAGTTACCTAAATTAAATGTTCTAGTGTAGTTAACGGTTTGGATGTGCATATATGTTGGTTTATTTAATTCGTGATACAACGGTAACACCGTCCGCGTGTTTAATTTTAAACAGCTTATCTTTGTGTGCTTCTTTCTTTTTTAAATTTGATACCATAACCATAACTGATGTATATGGATTATCTAATCTAATATTTTCTCCTAATGTTAATTCAGCAACCTTACTTGAAACCGAATCTGGACTAATGTTTCTTGCCATTTTTTAAATTTTTTTGTAAAATTAATTTAATTAATTTAATTAAAAAAATAAATTTAATTAATTTTTGTATATTTGCATCTCATATAGCAAGTGTTAACGGTTTAATCACGCCCTTCGTTTCTACGAGGGGCTCTTTTTTTTATAAACCCCCGCATAGAAATGCAGGGGTATATTTACTATAAAAAACCGACAACCTACTTTATAAATTTCTTTTTAACTAAAATAAGTTTAGCCCTATATTCTAAGATCAAAGCTTTTAATTCTTCTCTTGTTGGCCTTGTTGGTTGCCTAGCTGTTTCTCTTAAATATTCTACCAAAGCTCCATTTTCTTCGTGTAGTTTATTTTCAAACTCTTCAATGTTTCCTGTTTTAAAATAATTACATTCCATACATTGTGGTTTACAATTTGACTCCATCCATCTTGTGCCCAAATTTGACCTGCCCATAAAATGTCCGCATTGTATTTCAGAAACAGTATGCTTATTTCCACAAGTATAACATTCTACTATTCCGATTTTATCGGCATGTTTATTTCTAATATACTGGCTAAATACGTGATCTAAATCCTGAACTAAATTATTAAAGCTTTCTGAATCATCTTCAAATTCATCCATCCTTTTTTGTGTTGATGCAATGGTGGCGCATTGCTTACACATCTTTTTTGAAAAATGGTAATCAATATTACCACAATTTATACAACGCTTTTTCTTAACTATTATTGTGCTATTTCTCATATTTTTTCAATTGCGTTTTTTACATTTGACCAATAAAAGATTTCTTCAGAATTATTTTTATATAATTCTATTTGATTTTGAGCATGCGATATAGCATCATTTTTTGCTTTTATTATTCTATTTTCAAAATCAGTTATTCTGTCTTTTAAAAAAAAGTTTAAGTATATTTTTATTGCTTTTGTTTGGTATGGCTCCATATTAAAATGCTATTATAACTCCTTCTTTCTTTTTATTTTTTGACACCCTATTAGCTAAAACAGTACATTTTTTACACTGATAATATCTTCCATATAATGCATCATGATCTCTAGCGAACTCACTTACTGGTTTTTCTATCTTGCAAGTTGCGCACTTCTTTGTTATCGTCATTTCTTGTTTCATTTAATTTATGTAGTTTATTGTTAATGAATCTAAATTTTCCAATGTATTCTCCTTTCTTTGTTACTTCAATTACCATGTCTAATCTCTTAGCCATATCGTATATTAATTCTCTATTCTGCATTAGCTATTTCAATAAATTTTTTAATACAAGCAAGTTCTGCTTCTTCATATGAATTATTGTTTTGTAATAATTGCGTTGTTAATCCATAATGTATAACTGCAATATTTGTTCTACCAATTGAATAAGTATATTCATACTTATCTCTAAAAAATCTAAATGCTTGTTGAAATAATGGAGGATAGGACATAATACACTCTTCATTAAAACCTAATTCTGCTAGAGCTTGCGCTTGTTCAGAAGGGATAAATTCTTTAATCATAATAATAATTTTAACAAAGATAATTAATTTAATTAAATAACAAAATAAATTTATGGAAAAATAAATTTTGTAATTAAAAATATTATTCTTTACTTTGTGCTTCAATCAAATTATTTATGGAAAAACAAAATGTAAAAGATTTAATTCTACTGCATCTTGAAGCAGAAGAAAGGCCACTGGCATGGCTTTCAAGAAAAACAGAAATACCATATCCAACACTTTATTCAATCTTTATCCAGAGGATTATGAACCTTTCTGATAAAAATTTAGAAAAGATAAATGAGGTAATGGGAACTGATTTTACTAACGATTAAGAATTTTAAAATGCCAAAAGATACATTCTATTTCTCACACGACTATAATGCTCGTAATGATGAGAAGATAAAAAGGCTAATAAGAAAACATGGCATGATTGGCTATGGTATATTTTGGTCTATTGTTGAAGATTTATATAATAATGCGAACGCATTGCGAACGGATTACGAAGGCATTGCGTATGATTTAAGGTCGGATTGCGATATTGTTGCATCCGTAGTAAATGACTTTGATTTATTCATTTTTAATGGTGATTTTTTTGGTAGTAATTCTGTTCAAGAAAGATTAGATCAAAGAAACAACAAAAGTGAAAGTGCAAGAAAATCAGCTAGTTATAGATGGGAAAATGCGAACGCATTGCAAACGCAATCCGAAGGCAATGCTAAAAAGGAAAGGAAAGGAAAGGAAATAAAAGGAAAGGAAATAAAAATAAAATATAAGGATAATATTCATTTGACTGAAAAAGAAAACGAAAAACTTATTTCTGAATACGGAAATGATGTAGTAAAAAAGTGCTATGATTTTTTATCTTCTTATAAAATTGAAAAGTCCTATTCTACAAAATCAGATTACCTAACTATTCGTAGATGGGTGCTAGATGCTGTTAATAAGCCAAATAAGACAGTTTCTCCGCAAAATAGTGTTAACCCTTACCAACAACAATTAGAAGCCGCTAGAATGGCTTATAAAACAATTTCTGAATAATGATTACAATTTTTAAAAACATTTTTAGCAAGGAACCTCATTTTATAACCGTTGAAAAGGCACTAGAAAGAATAAAGCTTGGTGCAAGTAAGCAGTTGGTAATGGATATTAGATTGGCCCTGGATAAGGAAAAAGCCAATAAATTGAAGTTAAATCTGCCATCAATATGCTTTAGTGGTAAATTTGGTGCTGATAGGAAAGATGAGCAGCTTATTGAGCATAGTGGTTTTATTGTGCTTGATTTTGATGATATTTCTGATTTAAGGGATAAGCAAACCGAAATTATATCTAACACATTTGTTTACGCTTGTTGGGTTAGCCCTTCTGGTAACGGTTTAAAAGCATTGGTTAAAATAGCCGATGGTAAAAAACACAGAGAACACTTTCAGTCGCTTCAGGATGTTTTCCCTGAAATTGATAGAAGTGGTATTAACGTAAGCCGAGTTTGTTATGAGAGCTTTGATCCAGATATTTACATTAACGAAAATGCAGAAGTATTTTCAAAGGCAAAAAAGATAGAAAAGGTAGTTGTAACTGAAAATGAAAACGTAGATGATTCTGAGAATTTTCGTAGAATTTTGAAGTGGCTTACCAATAAAAACGATGCTTTTGTCACAGGTGAAAGAAACACTTATATTTTCAAATTAGCTTCAGCTTGTTGCAGATTTGGTATTGGAGAAGATTCTGCACTAAGTTTAATTTCAACAGAGTACACGGTTAGTAATGACTTTACAATGTCTGAAATGAAGAGTGCTGTTAAGAGTGGTTATAGGGCAAATAAAAACAATTTTGCAACTGCGTCAATACAAAAAGAAAAACTTGTAAGTAAAACCACAAATTACGAAATTGATGTTAAAAAAGAGTTTACAGAAGAGTCTGGAGAAAATTATAGGGTTGAGGATGTTGTTTACGGTATAGATGTAAAAGATAGAGCATTATATATCAATGAAAATGGTTTTGACAGGGTAATGGGAATTGGAATACCTCAAATAGATTATTTATTTAAACCAAAAAGAGGTGAAATAACATTACTTACTGGTATTGGTAACTACGGTAAAACAGCGTGGCAAAAAGCTCAATTGCTAATGAGAATGGTTATGTTTGGAGAGAAGGTTGCAACATTTTCACCAGAGGATGTTCCGGCAGAAGAATACTTTCATGATTATGTTGAAATGCTTTTAGGTTGCGAATGTACTCCATACAATCCAAATAGACCTTCAAGTGAAATATACGAGGCTGCATATGATTTTGTTTCAAAGCATATTTTTTACATTAGTGCCGAAATGCTATCACCAACACCACAGTATATCAAGGAAAAATTCTTAGAGTTAATAGTACAAGAAAAAGTAGATTACTGTTGTATTGATCCATTTAACCAGATGACAAATGATTACAAGGGATATAACGGTAGAACTGATAAATATCTTGAAACACTATTAGCAGACTTTTCAAGATTTGCAAGAAAAAACGATATATACTTTTGGATAATTGCGCATCCTAAATTGATGGAAAGAGATAGAACTGGTAACTATAAATGCCCTGATGTATTTGATATTAATGATGGTGCTATGTGGTCAAATAAAATGGATAATATTTTAGTATATCATAGGCCGTTTGCGCAGACAGATCCAAATAATCCTTTAGCAGAATTTCACTCCAAGAAGATTAAAAAGAAAAGCGTTGGTAGAAAAGGTTTTATGATGCTTGATTATGTATGGGAAAGAAGAAGGTTTTTCATAGAAGGTAAAGATATATTGCAAGAAATGTTAAATTCCAAGAAAATGGATTTTTGGAAAAGAAAAGAAGCAAGTCAATCTTGGCTTCCATATAAAGATGAAAACGGAGAAGAAGTAATATTTTAATAACAATAAAAACAAAAAACAATGATTAGAATTTCAGTAATCGGAAGATTAGGACAAGATGCAGTGGTTAATGAAGTGAACGGTAAGACGGTGATTAATTTCTCAATGGCCTACAGTGAAAAGTTTAAAAACCAACAAGGACAAGATGTAGATAAAACTACATGGGTTTCTTGTGCTTATTGGACAGACAAATTAAATGTTGTAAATTATCTTAAGAAAGGTACGTTGATTTACATGGAAGGTAAGCCAGAAGCTAAAAATTATTTAAACGACAAGACAAAAGAAACTGTAGCTCAATTACATTCAAGAGTTACAAGTATTCAATTATTATCTAGTAAACAAGACGAAACTCCATTCTAATGTATATACACGAATTAACAAATATTATTGACGTAGAAACCCCTTTAGGATATGGAAAAGCAATTGCCTGGATTGACTACGGAAGCCAAACCAACACCGTTTGGAAAGTCGTATTATACGACAGTGGTATGGTGCGGAACTTTTATGATGATGACATCCTCGTACACCCCAATTTTATGGACGGTGGACAATTGAATTTAGATTATTTTAAAAACAAAAAATAATACTATGCAACAGGAATTAAGATTTGATGGGTCCGATTATAACCACGAACAAGATGGTAAAAGATTGGCTAAAAACCATTTTAAATTAAAAGATTTGATGAAGGATAGGGTATATAGAACATTGGGTGAAATATCTCATATTACCAATATACCCGAAGCTTCAGTATCAGCCGGATTGAGAGATTTTAGGAAAGAAAGGTTCGGAAGTCATATTTTGAATAAAAAATATTTAGAAAATGGCTTATATTCGTACCAATTAATCCTAAATAACGAATAAAATGGCTAAAGTAAAATCAGATTCTAGGAAGGTTACATTTGGTAAAAGAAAAACTGGTAGTGCAAAAAAAACTTATAACAAGCACTCTCCAAAACCTAAAGAATATAGAGGTCAGGGGAGATAAAATTAAATTATGAATAACAAAGCTGCAAAGAAACTAAGAAGGTTGTCTGTTGTAATGGCCGCAGGAGCGGGTAAAACAATTGATGATGCTGAAAGAATTTATAAAAACCTTAAAACGGTTTATAAAGAAAATAAAAAAGCCCCTAAAAACTAGGGGCTCATTTACATCTTTAAAAAGATTAAGCATTTGCTGCTGAATTAATCTGTGCTACTGTAGAAGTAGTATAAAATAATACCGGCACTTGATTTAAACCGGTTGGAACTACCTCAACAATTGAGTTCATAGTTACACCGTTTGCTAATGTTCCAGAAGGACATGGATAAGCTGCGAATCCCTCTACTGGGAATCCGTATTCAATACCAGATGTTGCTGGAGTTCCGTTTGCATTTAATAAATCATATTGATTTCTGCGATATGCTGTAATTGATACTATACTTGCCATTTTTTAATATTTTTAATTGTTTTTAAATTTTTTTAAATTAAGCTACTGTTGTAGTTGTTGTGGTTGGAGCTACTGTAGTAGTTGTTGTGGTTGGAGCTGCTGTAGTAGTTGTTGTTGTTGCGATACCACCACCATTGATAGCTGCAATTAATCCAGCAACAGTTGCATTGCTGTATAACTTTTCAGCTGGTTGATTAAGACCACTAGGGTACAAAAGAATCAATGAGTTCATTTGTACGCCATTTGCTACTACTGTAGTAGGTTGAACTTGTAATCCAACAGTTGGTAATGAAAATAACACACCGCTAGTTGCAGGGGTTCCGTTTGGGTTTGATAAATCGTATTGATTTCTACGATAAACATAAACCGATAAATGATTTGCCATTTTTGATTGTTTTTTTTTGTTATAAATTTTTTTTGGGCAATACAAATATAAGATATTTTATGCAATTTAAAATTGATTAAGTTAATAAAATCCTTACCTTTGAATTAAATTAATTAAATTATGAAACTGAAGGCTCCTGCAAACCGAGTTGTTATTAAAGTTGATTTAGAAAGTAAGAATAGCCACACATTTAAGGATGGTACTAAAATTAAGCTAGAAAGGCAGTATGATAATTTTAATATGCGTTATGTTAAGCCAGTTAATGCGGAAGTAGTAAATGGCAATGGAATACCAGAAGGTGCCGAAATATTGATACACCACAATTCCACCCATGATACATATAAAATATTCAACTACCAAAGACCTACGGCAGAGGCATCTTCCGATATGCAATATTTCTCTATTCCTATTGAAGAGTGTTTTATGTGGAGAACAGAGAAAGGTTCCACGTGGAACGCTTTAAATAATTTTATTACCGGATTGAGGGTATTTGAACCATATACTGGTTTTTTACAAGGAATAGAGCCTACTTTAGTAAAAAATAAGATTTACGTAACAAGTGGTGATTTGGCTGGCAATGTGGTTGGTACTGTAATATCAAGTGATTATGAGATTATATATCAAAATGATGACGGAACAGAAGGTAAGATAATAAGATTAAGATATTATCCTGATGGCAATGATAGAAATGAGGTAATATCGGTTGAGCATGAATTAACTGAAAAAGTTAAAAATGGAGATTTGTTAGTTGGATATAGTGTTTCTGATGCTAAAAAATTAAACTAATGTCAGTAGAATTAGAAAATAAAATTAAAGATTTACAAAGGCAAATATCTTATCTTCAAAGTAAAAACGCTTACTATGAAGAAGATGGTATTGGAAAGCTGTATCATGCTCTTAATAGGAAAGCAAATGAAATGGCTGAATTGCTTAATAAAACAAGTCTTACTGCGATTGATATTGACGATCCTAAGATTAAAACTTTTGAGAGGTTGCAGAAAATATGGGTAGATGCGGGTACGATTTCATCATCAATAAAGGCGTTAGAAGTGCTTGCTGGTATAAACCAAGAAGGTAAAGAAGATAAAAAAGAACAAGTTCAAATTACTAGAAAACCATTTTCTCCAGAAAACATGGCTGATGCTGTAGGCGAATTAGCTGGCAAAAGATATTAATTATGTACGAAAAAATTGAAGGTGGTAGTGTTATAGATATTCAGGGGTTAAAATGTAATTTACCTCCTGAAGGCTATGTATTTAATATAATTACAAAGCAAGTAGAATTTAGGGGTGTTTATAAAAGATCTGAAATTCAGTCAGAACAGTATTGGAAAAGGATGCTTTTGCCTGATTGGTATTTAGATACTATGAAAAGGTGGGATGAATTTGACAAAAAGAAAAAGGATGACGATGTAGAGTTTTATGACGAAAAGCTTGAGGAATTTAAAAAGCAAGAGTGGGATAGAAGATTAAATGGTTTTTGGTACATGAATAATGGAGTGCCTACTTTTTTAACGGGGTTGCATTATTTGTATTTACAATGGTGGCCAATAGATATTGGTTATCCTAAATTTCGTATTCCAGATTTAGAGAAATTTTATTTCATGGACTATTGCATCCAAGATCCATTATGTATGGGGATGCTAGAAGTTACTAAAAGACGTTTTGGTAAATCATTTGTAGCAGGATTGTTTGTTACCGAATATATAACTAGGACAAAAATGACCAACGGTGGTATTCAGTCTAAAACAGGTTCGGATGCCAAGAAATTCTTTGCTAAAACTGTTGTAAATCCATTTAGAAGGCTCCCTAAGTTTTTTAGACCGGAATACGATATGTCTTTGGGGGTAAATCCTAAAACAGAGATGAGGTTCCAAAAAACCAATGTAAGAGGTAAAAAGGCAGAGGAGAGTGTAGATAAGGATGAATTGGGTTCAATTATTGACCATCAGTCAGCTGATACGGTTGCATATGACGGACAGAAATTGCATAGATATGTTGCTGACGAGTGCGGTAAAACAACGGAGGTAAATGTTTACGATAGGCACGAGGTTGTCCGTTATTGTTTATTGGATGATGAGGGTAAAATCATTGGCAAGGCATTATATACTACAACGGTTGAAAAATTAACAACAGAAAAAGATGGAGTACAAGATGCGTTTAAATTATTATGGGAGGAAAGTAATCAGGATAAAAGGCAAGATAATGGCACAACTTCAAGTGGCCTTTATAGATTCTTTATGTCTGCTAAACGAACTAGAAACTTTGATGATTTTGGTTATCCTGATGAAAATAAAACCTTAGACCAAATATTGGCAGATAGGGAAACAGTTAAAAACAACCCAAGAGCATTATCTGCGCGTGTAAGAAAAGAGCCATTGACTATTGATGAAGCTTTTAGTACAGATTCTGATAAATGTATTTTTAATGTAATGAACATTGGTTCAAGAGAGCAATATTTAAAAGAAAATCCTGTATTAAAGAGACATGTTATATTTTATAGAGACTTAGACCAAACGGTTAGATGGAGAAACATTACAGATAAAGAAGAAGATTTTCATTGGGTAATAACCCAATTCCCAAAACCAGGTGAAGAGAATAAGCACACATTTGATGTTAAGACTAGAAAGCCAGGAAGAGTACATGATGGAGCTATTGCAATTGACGGGTATAGTAATAGTCAGGGTGGTAAATATGGTTCAAAAGCATCTGCTTGGATAGGTAGAAGATATGATTTGTTAAATCCGGAACAGACCGGTAAGGCAATAGGACATTTGTATGGAAGGCCTCCAATTAAAGAAATATTACACGAACAAGTCCTTTTAGCTGCCGAATTTTATGGGTATCAGGCTTGGTACGAGCATAATAGTGATGATTATTTATCATATTTTAGAGATAGAGGTAGGGTTGGGTATTTAGGTTCCTATCCCTTATCCACAATAGATCCATCAAAAAGGGAGACGGCAGATAGGCACAAGGGATTTCCGACTACGCCATTTAGCTTAACTAAGCAAACCGATGTCGGCATTATGTATTTTGAGTCTCACATTGATTCAATTGATTTTGAAAACTTGCTTGAAGATGCCAAAAAGTTTGATCCTAATAATAGAACAGACTATGACATTACAGTATCATTTTTGATGTTGATTGTTTGTTTAATGGAGCCAATTCAGAAGCAGGTTAAAAGAGAACCGCTAGTTAAAAGTTATGTTCCTGTATTTAATTAATTAAAATTTTACTAAATTCTTAATATTTAGTATATTTGACGTAAAATATACTCAAATTGGCAGATAGTCCTTTATACATATCAGCAGCAAATAGTAATGGGGAGGCTTTAAAAAAATTCCAAATTACTACAGACGTATCTTCTAAAAAAGATTATACCTATGGTAAAAATGTTGCACAAAGCATTTATTCTACAATCTATGGTAATCAAACTTATTTTTGGTTAAGAAATAATAGATTTAGAAAAAATAGACAAATCGCAAACGGTAAAATAGACATGAGTGTGTTTATGGATCGTTTAGAGATGAACAGTAAAGCTAACTTTGTAAATATCAATTGGAAGTCAATTATTATTGGTAATACAATTGTTGCAAGATTAGTTGGATCATGGATGAGTAGAAATGAAAAGGTTACTGTTACAGCTACTGATAGCGCCTCTGCAATGCTTAAAAAAAATGCAGCAGATGAAGCAGAGTTTGTGTTTCAGAATAAAGAGATATTGGGACAAATTCAACAAGAGTCTGGAATACCAATTATACCTCCAGACCAATTTGTTGCAGAAGATAAAGACGAGTTAGATAGATGGATTACTGAATTTAATCATTTACCAGAAGAGATACAATATAGTCTTGGTTGTAATAATGTATTAGAGGCTAATGGATGGAATGATGTTTTAAAACAAAGATTATTACACGATTCAGCAGAGGTTGGATTGGTATGTACTTATACATGGATGGATGAAGAAGGTGAAATTCATGTTCAATGGATTCGCCCAGAAAATGCAATTTATTCTTATTCTGATTTTCCTGATTTTAGAGATACCACTTATAGAGGTCATATATTATCAATGAAGATTAGCGAAATAAGAGCAAGATATGGTAAGGCAAATGGCGGCAGTTTAACTGAAGAAGATATTTTTGCTTTAGCTCAGTCATCAAAAGAATACCAATTAACAGATAAGATCAAGTGGATGCAAGATTGGAATGTTGCTTGGTTAAGACCATATGACGAATGGAATATTGATTTAATGCAATTTGAAATTAAGACTTTAGATTCTGATGGATATACTGTTACTAAGACGAAGAAAAACGGTAGCACTATCATAAGAAAAGGCAAGCCTGAAAAATTAGATGAAAATCAACAATATTTAGAGGAAAAAAAGTGGAATATATACGAAGGTGTATATTGCCCTGTTACTCAAAAAATGATTAAGTGGGATATTAAAAAGAATATGATTCGCCCACAAGATCCAAAAGAAATTGGCAACGCAGAATTTTCTTATAGCTTCTATATGTATGATCCATATGACATGCGTAATGTAGCTGTGCCAGAAAAGATTGAAGAGCCAATTGAACAAATGATTTTAGCTAGATTAAAGATACAACAATTAGTAGCTAAGATGGTGCCGGCAGGTGCCGCTATAGATGTGGATGCAATGCAGGAGTTAGATTTGGGACTGGGTGACTCTGTAAAGCCATTAGACGTTCAAAAGATTTGGGAACAAACTGGTAAGCTTTACTATCGTGGTAGAGATGCCGAAGGAAATAGAATACCTGTGCCAATTACAGAATTAGCAAATTCAGGATTTTCGCCTCAATTGCAATCTTTAATTCAGTTGTATCAATTCCATTATCAAGTTTTAAAAGACGAACTTGGTGAAGATCCTAATTTGATGAACCAAGCTGCTCAACCAAGAGTTGCTGCTTCAAATATTGAGGCATCAAGAGTTTTAGCTAATAATGCTACAGAATATATGTATGATGCATATATTTATGTTATGGAAGAAACATGTAAAAAAATAGCATGTTTATTAAATAAGAGCGTTACTTATGGAGCAAAGAAATACAGAAATTTATTAAAAGAGTCTGATGTTGTAGATAGAAACTTTGTGGCTACGGTTAGAATGTTGCCACAAGCTCAAGAAATTGCTAATTTGCAAATAATGATGAACAATGCTATGGCATCAAATCCTCAATTAGTAATGTATTTAGATCCATTTAAGATTGTTAGAATTGCTAAGGAAAATGTTGAATTAGCTGAATTATATTTTAGACAAGCGCAAAAAAGATTTATAAAAACTGAACAAGAAAACGCAGCTAACAATAGTCAGCAAAATGCTCAAATTCAACAAGCAAGTATGCAAGCTAAAGCTGAGGGTGATGCTGCTTTATTAGAAAAACAAACTCAAGCAAAAGAAAGAGCGATTGTTATACAAGGAATGTTTGATTTGGCTAAGGCTAATATACCTGTTCCGGTTGAATTAAGACCTTTGTTAGCTGAAATGTTGCAAAATGTTGAGATGCCATTAGTAATGGAAAATGATCAAATGGAAAAGCAAATGCAACAAATGCAAATGGAAGAAATGCAACAGCAACAAATGGCTATGCAAGAGCAAGGTCAAGTGGGGGCAGAAGGTCAGATGGAAGGGGAGGAGCAAATGGGAGAGGAACAAATGATGATGGAAGATGGTGAGCAAGAAGAAATGTCACCAGAAGAGCAACAAATGATTATGGAACAAATGCAACAACAATAAATAAAAATTTAAAAAAATAAAAAAATGGCAACAGTAAGTAAGCTTTTAATAAGGCTACAAAAATTTAGCTCAAAAATAAGCACAGTTGTAGATGCAACTGATTCATTTAATGCGAACAACAGCTTCTATCAGGATTTATCTGGATGGGATTCGGCTGTAGTTCAATTAGTAAGCCCTTCTGGTACAATTAATTTTACCACTACAAATGATGATGGTGCTATTACTGGTCAATTATTGCCAGCACCTGAAGTGCCAATTAACTGGATATCTGTTTCTGGAGTAAATTTAACATCAAAAGCTGATGTTACATCAATTGCTGCTAGTGGTTTAGTGGCATTTGGTATTATTGGTAAATATTTAAAAATAGAATAAAATGGCAAATTCAATAGCATATGTATTATCTAAAAATACATACCCTGATGCTTTTCAGGCAAATCTTATAGGAGTTGAACAGGGCACTCAAATAGTATATACTACAACAAGCACTTTAACAACTGCTAATGTATTATATGCTGATAGTAGATTAACACAACCTATTTATGGAGATGGAACAAGTTGGTATGGTGTTCAGTTATTGACAAATACATCTGTACTATATGCTATTACTATAAGTGAGAGTGGCGTAATAGCAATTGGTTCTGGAACTACTACTACTACAGCAGGTCCAACTACAACTACAACTGCTGCGCCTACTACTACAACCACAACAGCAGCATTGCCTACCTTGTATGTTGATGCAAGCTCTTCTGTAGCGTGTTCTGGAACCTCAGTTTCTTATACTATTACCAATTATACATACAATGGGGGTTCTGGGTTATGTAACTGTGTATCTCTAAATTCTGCTAATGTAGCTGCAATACCTAATGGTACTTTCTTTGTGTCTGATGGAACTAATGTAAGAGAAATGACTTGCTTAGGAGGCGGTACAACTTTATTAGAAGTGTCAGGTAGTTGTTTCTCATGTTAAAAGTTATTTAAAAATAAAAAATAAAGACCACATCAATCGGGTGTGGTCTTATAAAAATAGAAACCAAATCAGCATTTATGCCAGAGAATACAGACATGTCAGCACCAATTACGCTGGCAGAAGGTTACAATCCTTTCGGGGATGAAGATGTTGTGTTACAACAACAAACAGCGGTAGATGTAACCCCTACTGCTGCAAATGAGTCAAGTAACGAACAAGTTACGGCTCAACCGGAACAGCAACCGGAACAATCAGAGCAACAAAACAGCTCTCAGTCATTTGATCCAAATGAATTTGTAAGAGAAAGGTTTGGCTTTGAAAGCGTTGAAGAGGCTGAAAACCAATTTAGAAGGCTTAAAGAAGAGCCTAGTTTTGAGTTTAAGGACGATGTAAGTAAAACATTGTTTGATGCAATTAAAGAAGGCAAAGCAGACGATGTGTATCAAGTTTTAAATCAGCAGAAAAAACTAGAAAGATTAACTACTGCTGAATTAGATACTGAATTAGCCATTGAAGTTGTAAAAGAAAATCTTAGACAAAAACACAAGGAGTTAAATGAAGAAGAGGTGGAACTTTTATTTTATGATAAATTTTTCGTACCTTTAAAACCAGAACAGGGATTTGATGAAACTGATGAAGATTATGCTAACAAGGTAAAGAATTGGGAGGCTCAAGTTGAATATACCGAAAGGAAGTTGATGATTGAGGCTAAAACAACTAGATCTGAATTGGCAAAATTGAAAAGTGAAATTCAATTACCAGATATTTATAATGAGGCAGGCAGACAAGCTCAATTTCAAGAAGAATATGAAATGATGCAATATGCTAGATCAAATTATGAAAAAACACTTGACTCTGATTTTAAATCATTCAACGGATTTAGTGTATCGGTAAAAGACGAGGATGTTGAAATACCGATTTCATTTAATGTGGGGGATGAAGAAAAAAGCGCAATGAAGAGTCAATTAGAGGATTTTGACACGGACAGTTATTTTGAAGGCAGATGGTTTAACGAGGATGGTAAGCCAAATGTTCAACAAATTATGGCAGATAAATATCTGTTAGAAAACCGTGATAAAATATTCTCAAAAATAGCAAATGAGGCGGCATCTCAAAGATTGCTTGCTCATTTTAAAAAGAGTGGGAACATAAACATCAACCAAACCGCAACTCCTCAAGGAGCGAAACCTGATCTTAGTGGCGTTGAAGCTGAAAGGCAGAGACTAGCAGAGTGGGCATTTAGTTCGTAACTTGATATTGCCTTTGGAGGAGGCGTTAAAAACAAAAACTAAAATATCATGGCAGGAATACCTACCTCAAATATTTTGCAACCGGGTAGTATCTCGTTGCAAACCCAGAATAGGCAACTTATGGTTGACCTACAATTATTAACTCCACAGTACTACAAGCAATACACTCAAAAGTATGGCAACGAAGATTTTACTTGGTGGTTAGCTGCTCATAGCGGAATGGAAGAAGTTAAAAACTTAAACTACTTCTGGTTTGAAAACCGTGGTAAATTAATGCCAGGTGTTACAAACGAATCTACAGTTTCAGCTGGTCTTGGCGCTACTTTAACTTTAACATTAGGACAAGAAGCTTATTACAACAATGGTACTCAGACTCCATTAAGAGTTAACGAAACATTGCGTGTTGCTTCTTCTAACATTGAAGGGGTTATCATCTCTATTGACGATAGCGTAGCTTATGCATGGACTTTCCAAGTTGCTCCTAAGCAAACTGGTCAAAGATTTGCTTCTGCTGGCGTAAATCAATTGTTAGCAGGTGAGGTTTTATTATTCGGTGGTGATGCCGATGCTGGTGAAGCTTCTCAAGCAATCAATCCTTTAATCCAATTGGATCAAAGATATGACAACTATGTAACTGAAATTCGCGATGGTTGGTCTAACACTGACTTAGCGCAAATGGCTGAAACTTACTATGAGTTCCCAGTATCTCCAGATATGGCTCAAAACGGTGTTACAGCTTTCACTTACAAAGGTATGTACAAAACATTGGTACGTTTCAAGAACAACGTAGAGGCTAAATTAATGCGTGGTGATTTACAAAACAACGCCGCAATTGATTCTAACTCTCAAGGTTCAGTAGGTATCATCCCTAAAGTAGTTGCTGACGGTGAAACTGTTGGTTACACTCCAGGTACATTAGATATCGCTAAATTACATGAAATCACTCGTATCATGGACGTTAACGGTTGTGCTAAGCAATCTGCTTGGTTAACTGACATCTTCCAAAGACAAGATTTCTCTGATGGTATCTTCGCTGCTTACCCAGCTGGTGCTTTCGTTTATGGACAAGGCGAGAAGTCTAAAGAAGCTTCTGTTGCTTATGGTTTCCAAGAAATCTACATTGATGGATATTTATTATCTGTTAAGAAGTACTCTCAATTCAACACTGAGGTTACAACTGGTTTAACTCCTCAAAATGATTACTTCCGTAATTTCGGTTTAATCTATCCAATGGGAGAAACTAAGGATGCTAAAACCGCTCAAGTTTACAAGAATATCACTATTATGTATCAACAACCTCCTCAAGGTGGTACTGTTGGTAACGGTATTCGTGTATGGCAATATGGTGGTGGATCTCCTAATCCAACAGATGGTACAATGACTAATCAAATCGCGATGATCACTTACCGTGGTACTCGTGTTTGTGCAGCAAACCAATTCATCATCGTTCAAGGTAGCTAGTCTATTTAGGACATTATAATTCGGGTAGGGGCAACTTTATTGATTGTCCCTACCTATTTTAAACATTTTAAAACCATTTTATGGCACGTTTAAAGGCAGTAGGTTTAGCGGAAGCTAACTTTTCACAACAAGGTGAAATAAAGGTACAAAGACAACATGAAGAAGCAGCTCAGGCCATTGATTTAGCCCCTGCTTCCAATAACGGAACTACATTCAAGATTTTCAAATTATCAGATACTAAGAAGAATGGTAAATACCATATGGAAGGTATTGATGATGTTTGGAATGAAAAGAAAGGTAGAATGGAAAGAATTAGACTTTTGAGAGGATATCCAAGTATTTGGGTAGAGGATCAAAAAGGACTTGAAAAATCATTTGTAGAACAAAACAGAAGAAGCTTAATTTTTGACCGTAGGGTTTTAAGGGTAGCTGATTATGATATTGAGGCACTTGAGTTTTTAAGTCTTTGTAATGCTAATTTAGATAATGCAAATAGAAAGGGAACCAGAAAGGTTACTTTCTTCCAATGGAATCCACAAAGAACTGCTGAACTTGAAAGGGCAAAACGCGTTGCTAAGGTTGAGGCTATTAAGTACGCTTCATTAGCTTCTGACGAAGAAATGCGTAAACATTGTAATTTCTTGGGAATTTCGTTTGTAGATGACTTAGGTATGCCTAAATCTATGGAAGCATTAAGAAACGACTATGAACTTTACGCTGAAGCTCAACCTAATAAGTTTATGCAAAGTGCTGGTTCTAAAGAAGTTGAAATTGCATTTATAGTTAAAAAAGCATTGATTGACAATAAGATTGATACAACAACTAAGAAAGGATCAGCTTATTGGGCAAATAATGGTGGCTTCATTTGCAAGATACCAGCGGACAAAAAGCCGCATACTTATTTAGTTGATTTTGCTATGTTCCCTCAAGACGAGAGTAAGGCATTTTTAGAGCAATTGAAAAAATTGGTATAAACTTCCCCCTCTAAATAAAATAGCCCTGTAGCCTAAAAATTACGGGGCTTTTTCGTATATTTGTTATATAACTTATTTCAATGAATGTTAATGACATGTATCGTATTTGCCAGTTTGCGATTAATAAAGCGCAGAATGGTTATTTGACACCAGCTGAATTTAATCTTGTCATAAATCAAGCACAGATTTCGTATCAAGATTATTTATTGGGTGAGTTTCAGCAATATCAATACGGAAGGCCACAGGCTAGGGTTAATTATAGCCAAAATGAAAATATAAGACAGAGATTAACTCCTTTGATTACCGAATCTACATTAACTATTAATGCGACTACAGGGGAAGCACCATATCCTGCTGATTATCTGCAAGCGGATGCAATAATTACACCTGATTTTAAAAGAGTTAGATTTGTTCAGCAAGACAGTTTATATTCTTATTATAATAGCGAAATTGATCCTGTTGTAACTAATCCTATTTATTTAATAGAGCCAAACAAATTTCAGTTTTATCCAAAAAATCTTGGTAGCGCTATTTTAACTTATGTTAAAAATGCACCAGATATTGTATGGGCATATACAACAGTAAGCGGAAGGCCAGTTTATGCTCCAACCCAAACAGGTGCTGGAGTTACTCCTACTACGGGTACTGTTCAGCCAGTATGGGATGATGTTGATTTATTGGAAATTATTACGCGTGCATTGAAGTTAATTGGTTTAAACTTAAAAGATGGTATGGTGCAGCAATATGCTAATCAAATAACACAAACAGGACAATAATGACTAGATATGCGCTTATAGAAAGGATATTAAGACAGATATATAACGGACAACCATCCGATGATTCAAATATTACTTTTAATTTGGTAAATCAATGGCTGAATGATGCTGTTGGTATGGCCGTTAAAAAGAATTACACAGACAATATTCAAATTGACGGTATTTCATATGTAAACAATTCGTTTTACACTACATTTACCAATATAGATATTAATGCTGAAACTGTAGATACTGTTACTTATAGCATTGATTTGCCGGTAATTCCATACGCATTGGGTAAAAACGAGGGCGTTGCAATGTTGCAATTTGTGGGTGATAAAAAGACATCGCAAACGGCTATACCTTTGAGCATGAATCAAGTTGCTTATCAAGAGCAATTAAGACCAATTCAAAATAAAATTCTTTACTGGATTGAAGGTAAGAATATTTATGTAAAAAGTTCTATACCTTTGACAAGCTATAAGGCAACATTAAGAATGATTAGTGGTGGTGATTCAACTGACTTAACATCTACGTTAATAGTTCCAGATGATTACATGCCAATGATTATTGAATATATTAAAGGTCAATTAGCTTTTGAGAAATCAAGGCCAATAGATCAAAGTAATGATGGCGTAGATAATTAAAATTAAGAAAACATATGAGACCAATTAGAGATTTTGTTTTAGTAAGACCATTTGCACCTGAAGAAATTACGGAGGGCGGATTGTTTTTGCCTGAAGGATTTAGAGAAAGAAATTGTAAAGCACAAGTTGTTTCTGTAGGCAATGGTACTGCTAAAATTAAGATGGAAGCAAAGAAAGATGACGTTGTTTTTCACATAAAAGGAGCAGGAGAGCCTGTCATTGTAAATAATGAATTGCACTTTTTGATCCGACATAATGATATATTAGCTTACTTATCAAATAATTAAAAATGTCACAAGTTAGAAATTATATTACACTAGATTCAGTAATCAATGATTATATTGATGAAAGTGAGCAATCAGTACATAAGTATGCGAAGCTATACAACATAGCTGTTCGTGGTATGGAAAAATTAGGACTTGACTTTTTTTATAAAATAAGAACAGTAAAAGTTGCAATTGACACAACTAATTTTACGGCTCAATTGCCAAACGATTATATTAGCTATACTAAAATTGGGGTTTTAAATTCAGTTGGAGAAATTATACCTTTGAAATTTAATCCTAAAATGACATTTTATGGAGACCAGCAACCGGATAGATTGGCTTTGACACAAGACAATACCCTAGCAGCTTGGTATCAATCTGACTTGCCGGTATGGTTTAATTATTGGGATGGTTATGGTTTTAATAATATTTATGGCTTACCAAGTGGATCTCCATTTGTAGGTCAATTTAATATTGATGATTCTAATGGAGTGGTTCTTTTAAATCAATATTTTTATTATTCTTATTTGATGATAGAATATTTATCTAGTGGTAATCCAGAAGAAACATTTTCTATTCCAATTCAATTTAGAGAGGCTATGCTTGCTTGGTTAGCTTGGAGAGATATAGTGAATATGCCTACTACAAGAAGAGGTAATTTGGGAGACAAGAGAGATAGAAAATCAGAATTTTATAATCAAAGAAGATTAGCAAATGCTCAATTTAAGCCATTGTACTTAATGCAAGCATATGAACAAAATTTAGACACTCAAAGAATGACTGTAAAAGCATAATAACAAATGCCAATAATAAATAACCCATTTAATGGTAAGCTCAATTTAGACGTTGCCGAGTATAGAATATCTAATGGTGATTATATTGATGCGCTTAATATAACAAAAGATGCGCAAGGTCGTGGTCAGGACAGGGTAGTATCAAATATTCTTGGTAACACTTTAATACCATACACACTGCCAGCTGGTACGAATAAAATTATTGGTTTTTATGCCGATAGGGTAAGAAATAGGGCGTATTATTTTCTTTGGAATAGTAATGGATATAATAGCATTTTGTATTATGATTTAAGCAATGATACAATAACAAAGGTATTAGAAAGCAAAACAGATAGTGATGGTATTGATATTTTAAATTTTAACCCATCTTATAAAGTTTTATCAGTAAATATATTTTATAGGGATGTAGAAGGTGATATTTTATTTTTTAATGATGGTTTTAATCCTCCAAAAAATATAAATGTACTTGGAAATTATGGTACAAGCTGGAAGCTTGAATATATATTAGTAGCCAAAGCTCCTCCGGTAATGCCTCCAAAAGTAGTTTATGAAAATGATACTACTATAACTATTAATAATTTAAGAAACAAATTATTTCAATTTTCTTACAGATATGTTTATGATAACAATGAAAAATCTGTGTGGAGTTCAAGAAGCATTGTGCCATTACCCCAGCAACCATCATTAACACTTACAGATAATACTGCTACAAATAATGCAAGAATAGCTGTATTGTTATCAACTGGTGGGCCAGATGTAAAAGCTATTGAGCTTTGTTTTAGAGAAACAACAAATGGTTCAACAAGCGATTGGTTTTTAATACAATCTTTTGATAAGCAGCTTCTTAATATATCAGATAACATCATTTATATTTATAAGTTTTACAATGATTCAGTATATACGCAAATAGATGTTATTGAAAGTTCCCAATTACAAGATTATGTACCTCAAAAGGCAAATGCGGCAGAATTGGCAAATGGTAATGTTTTGTTATATTCTGGAATTACAGAGGGTTACGATAAAACAAATGTAAGTTTAAGTATTAATTCATCCCCAAATGCATATACTTATTTTTATGAACAAAATGGTTTGCTATTTCTTGCTACGGTAAATGGCGCTGATAGCGGTCCTGGTACTCAAATGAGTATATATCTTTATGGTACCGGTACAAATACAGGTGGAGAGGTTACGACATTAAATAATGCGGCAGGTGGTTATTATATAAATTCATTCGCATCAAATGGAACAGATTTAAGTACATCTTTTACAACGTCAGGTTTAACAACTTCATATTTGGTTTCTGATATATTAGCTGGAATATCTGCTGCAATGGTGTTGAAAGGTTATACTCAAGTATCATTGGTTGGGAATAAATTGGTTATGAATTATTCAAGTGGGTTTGTTTTGACCTCTGTAGGATTTAAAACATTAACTTTATTGAGTAATGATAATACTAGTTTTGCATATGTATGGAACTCGGGTTATCAATATGCAATTCAATATTTTGATGCCCAAGGAAGAACGATAGGTGCGCAAACAGAAATTGGAGGTGCTATAAATACCCCAAGTTTTACGAATTTGCCAAGTGATCAGCCACTTGTAAAATATCCTCAAATAACTTTAAGCATACTGAACAAGCCTCCATTATATGCTACGTATTATCAAGTTTTAAGGTCAAATAATACTACTTACAATAAGAGATTATGTTGGATAAGCGAGTCTGCATACGCTGGCATAACGAATAATGTAGATAATTCAAGATATTTTTATATTGGAATTGATAACATAGCGGCATATAATGAAGCTATAAGTTCAACACAGGGTGTTGTTTCCTATAATTACACAGAGGGAGATAGAATTAGATTTATTGCTAGATATAATGTTAGTAATGAGATAGTTTATTTGCCACAATATGATTATGAAATAGTTGGTACCGTATCTACATTTGAATATAACATACAGTGGCCTGTGCCAATAGCTCCAGATAAAAATACATATACAGCTAATGGTAATTTCTTAAAAATAAGATACCCAGATGCTGATATAAGTGCTAATTTCCAATTCCCTGGAACAACAGATTTTCAGCATTATGAAATACTTGTATATAATTATTCATCCAATGCAGATTCAAATCAGAGGTTTTATTATGAATTTGGTAAACAATATGGAATAGGCAATCCAGGGACGGAAAATAGATACCATTTTGGCTTAACACAGTTGCCAAACGGGGGAGCAACAATACCTGTTACAAATGGAGATTTGTTTTACAGACTTAGAAAAGTACCGTTTTCGGATAGTTATAATTTTAATTCTACCTCATTTGACACAAATACAAATGACCCTAATGAAACTAGGTCTGAATCATTCCCTATTAATGTGCCAAGAACAATAGATAATGCTGCATATAAGATACAATCTCAATTAAATATTCCTGTAGATATAACCGGAGCTGGCGCACCAACTTGGGCTACTGATGGATATTTTTTTTATAATAAATCAAGTACAGCCGAGAGAATACTTTCAATAAAGGGGACATTGAGATTTACAACAAGTGGTAATTCTACTTTTTCTGTTTATGCATTAATTTTAACAGATGTAGCCTTTTTGGATTTAAAATATACTGTTTCACTATTGCCTGTAGAGGTTAATTCTCTTAACTCAACTACAAATAATTTTAATGTAACTTTTGATATTGATAAAAGTTTTGCAGTCCCTCCATCGGGTAAAGTTTGGATAGTTGCTAGTTCCACAAATGACGCTACTGGTAGTAATATTCTTGTTCTTCAGCCAATGAATTTTGATTTTAATGTAGTAAAAGATAAATCTATTGGAATTATTGAAAAAAGCTTTAATGATACATACAATTTAGTTACAAATAGTAATGGAAGGCCTTCTGTAGTTGAGGTAAATGCTAAAAAAACTTACTTCCCAACGCTAATTAGATTTGGTGGTGCTTATCAAGTAAATACAGATATAAATCAGATTAATAATTTTAAGTATGAAAATTTTGATGAGTATGATAGAAGTTTCGGAGATGTAATTAGATTGCATGTTAGAGATAGGTATTTAAAAGTTTATCAGAAATTCAAAGTTGGAAATGTGCCTATTTTAACGCAGATTGTAAAAGACAGTGCAAATAATCCATTGCAAGCAAATACGGATCAGTTAATTAATAAAATTCAGTATTACGCTGGAGATTATGGTATTGGTGATGCGGGCACTAGTTTGGCTTGGAATAATTTTTCTGATTATTTTGTAGATAATTATAGGGGTGTTGTATGTAGATTAAGTCAAGATGGAATTACTCCATTAAGTATCTTGTATGGCACAAACGCTTTTTTTGTTCCATTGTCACAAGAATACAGGCAAGAGTTGAATAATGGCATTGTGCCTGAAGGTCAGGTATATACAGGAAACCCTTGCATATATGGTGTTTTTGATGCTTATACTAATAAGTATATTATTGCTATGGAAGAGATAAATAGATATGATATAGTTACAACTTCAACTACTACCACAGGAGGGCCTACTACTACGACTACAACAACAACTAGTACGACTACCACTACAACAGCGGCTCCAACTACTACTACAACAACTATACCTTGTAACTGTGTTCAATTTGTAAACATTGAAGTAACAGGAGCAGGAAATGTAACATATGTAGATTGTAATGGTTCAGCACAATCACAACCGGTAGGACTTGGGCCAGAAGTTATTGGTTCTTCTCCAAATTGTGTGCAAAGAAACACATTAGGTGGAACTGCAACATTTACAATTGACTCATATGGACCTTGTTGTGCACCTGAAACAACTACAACCACAGCGGGGCCTACAACAACTACTACAACAACAACGGCTGCACCTACTACAACTACTACTACAACTACCGCTGCGCCTACAACAACTACAACAACGGCTGCGCCTACGACTACAACCACGGCTGCACCTACTACAACTACAACGAGTACCACAACTACAACACTAGCAAATGCGTTTGTAGATATTACTAACAATACTGCTGGTACAGATATTACTGATATTACAGTAAATGGGGTGCAAGTGACTGGTGTAGTATTCCCGGTAGTAGCTGGTGATGGAGCGTCTGGTTCAACTACACAGACTGGTGCATCTACAACAATTGTTGTATCTTATACAAATATAAGTGGTGACTCTGTTGAAGTTATTGATACTGCATCTAACGTTACCTGTTTAAGTGCAACTTCAACGGATAGAGTATTTAGCGGACAAGTTGTAGCTATTGGAGGTACAGTTTCTATACAAATGTTTGACGGTTCTTGTTAGTAAGATATAAAATAAAATAAAATGACAAATTTAACATATCACCAGGATCCATTTACAATTAGCTTTGACGAAGTGGCTAACGCATTTGAGTCTTTTTACTCTTATTATCCAGAGTTTTATGGATGCTTGAATACCAAGTTGTTTTCTTTTAAAAATGGCCAAATTTGGGCTCACGACAATAATAGCACATATTGCAATTTTTATGGAGTTCAGGGGAAGGCGTATATAACCACCGTGTTTAATACAGGCGCATTAGACAAAAAAACTTGGGTTTCTATTATGGAAACTGGTAATACCGTATGGGCTTGTCCTTTAATATATACCCAAATGGATAATGGGTCAGTTAAGCAGCAAAGTGAGCTTGCGGAGTCTGATTTTGACACTTTAGAGTCCGAATATCAGGCCTCTTTTTTAAGAAATTCCAATAGTCCTGGGGGGTTAATTGAGGGGGATGCTTTAAAAGGCGGATATATTGTAATAAGATTTGAGAAATTAAATGCAAATTCTTTCGTATATTTGAACAGCGCAACAACAAAACATATTGATTCACCATTGAATAATAGATAATTATGGACCCACTTACTACAATTGGATTAGTAACCGGAGGTGCACAAGCTTTAGCTGGTGGCTTGCAAAGTATTTTTAGCGGAAGAAAAAAAAGAGAACGTGATTTAGAGAACTATGCTAAAGAAAGTCCTCTTTATACTCCCAATAAAGCTATTAGTGATTATTATCAACAAGCAGTAAATAGATATAATGAAAATCCTTATCAATCTGCTCTTTATAAAGAAGGTCAAAGGAATGTACAAAGAAGTGGTGCTAGTGCTTTAAATGCATTGCAAAACCGCGCCTCTGCCCTTGGTGCAGCAGGTAGAATTGCTTTAGGTCAAGATAGCGCTTTGGCTAACTTGGGTGTTCAAGCTGAGGCTCAAAGAAATGCTAGATTTGGACAACTTGGACAAGCTGCGCAAGCAAAATCTTCTGAAGATTATAGAGCTTTTGATATTAATAAAATGACTCCATATAATCGTCAGTTGCAATTAAGACAATTGGCTGCACAAGCTGCAAATGATAGATTTAATTCAGGATTGAGTATGGCGGCTCAAGGAGTTGGGAATATGGCTCAAATATATAGCGCTAGTAAATATAATACTGAAAAACCAGGCACTAAAACTAATGATACGAAAGCTCTCACTACTCCCATCACTACAGGAAATTTAATTCCAAATTTAAAATATGGCGCATACGGAGTCCAGCCAGGCGGTAGTTATGTTAACTTTGGGTCTTATAAGCCAAAAATAAATCCTTTTACAGGTAAACCATACGGTTTCTAAACCATAAATAATATAAAAATGGCATCTACAGGTTTATTAGGAATAAATCCATATCAAAAAGGCGTAAACTTAGATTTCTCATCTAAGCCGGTTGCTTTAGCTATTCAATTAGAACAAAAGGAAGCAGCTAAAAGAGATGTGTTGGATAAATACTTTATGGACTATGAGAAAAACATAGATCCAAGTGTTATGCGATCTCAAGATAGAAATATAGTATTAGGAAAGTTAAACCAAAATAAAGAATTTTATTTAAAAAATAGAGATAAGATTTTAAATCCAACTAAATATGGTGCTGATTTCCAGTCTCAATATTTAGCAAATTATAAAGATATAATGTCTGACATTTCTAGGTCAAAAGAGGCTGCTAAAAATGATGAATTAGTAGTAAGACATTGGTCATCTCAGAAAGGATTAAATGCTCCAAAAGGATTTGATCAAGCTGTTGCAGCAAGTCATTTACCTGTAAATGATCCAAATTATAGACCTGTGGATGTTATGAAATATTCATTTTATAAAACATTTGATCCAGTAGATTATACTAAAAAACTACAACCTTATTCAGTAGCCGGTCTGCCTATTGTAGAAACTGATAAAAGTGGTAAATGGTACACTAAAAAAACATATAAGGTACAGCCTCAAGACGAGTCAAAGGTGATGCTGGTTGGAATGATGGATTATGATAATACAAAAAATCAAGGTTTTGTTGATTTTATTGATGAAAAATTTAATGATGGCATTACGGTTCAGAAATTACAACAAAAATATCCAAATAAACCTATTAAAAGCCCAAGAGACTTAGCTGGAGTGTTTGCGCTAGATTTTGTGCCTGTGAAAGAAACAACTACCCCAATGCAGACACCAAAAACAGGAAGAACAGGAGGAAGAGGAGGAACTGGAGGAACGGGAGACGTGACTGCAGGTATATTGAGTAATGTATGGGATAGTGGTAAATCCGAAACAAGAATTATTGGAGGTCAATCCGTACAAGGTAAAATAGTGACCCTTCCGCAATCTGTTGCAGATATAGGTAATAAAAGAGTGAGAGGACGTATTGTTGCTCCTGATGAATATTTTATGGATTTAGAAGGTAATACCACTCCAATATTTAAAGGCGTTGCTGGTAGTCCTATCCCTCAGTTTAATTTAAGGCTACAACTTGGTAAGGATTACGGAAGCTCAAAAGGAGCATTGAAATTTACTAATACCCCAGGAACAGGTGGCAAAAAGAAAAAAACAGGCGCAGGCATATTAAATGATTAATAAATGACAGAAGAATTATTCCCATCAGAGCAAGTAGATGCAGTATCTCAGCAAGGAGATCCTGTAGTTCAACCACCAAAAAAAGATCCTTATAAAAAAAAGGTGTGGGGCATATTGTCTAGTAATTTTGAGGATTTTAAACTTTCTGAAGATGATTTTTATAAAAAACTTGCTTCAGACAAAACTTATGCTAATAAGGTTTACGATGTATTAGCTAGTAGTTTTGAAGATTTTACTAAACCTAAAGATAAATTTATACTTGATATAAATTATGAAGAGCCTGTAAAAAAAAAAGATGGTACGAAGGCTCTTGGATTTTCTCCATACGATTTTCTAAATGTTGGAAAGCCATCTTCCCGTACACAATTACCATTAGTAGGAGAGTATAGTCAAGTACAAGAGTCAAAAGCTGCTCCAAAGGCTAAAGAATCTTCAAAAGACGCGATACAAAATTTACTAGGATTTATCAAAAGTGGTGGCAAGCCTACAAAAGGTGGTGGAAAAACTAATCAAGTTGCCAAGAGTACACAGCCGACTGTAAGTCAAAATGTAAGAGAGCAAGCTGCATTAGGTAGATTGGGTAAAGCTCTTGTTGACCCTGTAACAGGCACTAAGATTGATAGGAAAACAGGGCTACCTACTGCATATGTAAATGAATTAAATAAGAAAAGCACGTTTAGTGCGCCACAAATATCAGAAGAAGATAAGTCTATTTATTTACAGTCATTGGGTTTAAATCCTAATGCTACAGATGTTGAGGTGTTAAATACACCTGATTTCAGGCAATTTAAACAAACCGTTGAACAAGAAAAGAAAATAAATCAAGCTATTGATAATTATTGGAAAAGGCAAGACGCAATTGATATGCAAAAGCGAGCCGGATTTTCTGGCCCTTTTGTTAGTTCAAGAACTAGTGCTTTAGGTTTTGACGAAGATTTAAGAAAAAGATTAAAGTCAGGAGATTTAGTTATTACAAATGACGAGGTAACTGGTGAGCCAATAATTGGCAAACCTGATTATAATCCAATAACATCCTTTCTTAATTTATATAATAAATCTTATGACCAAAAAGCTGAGGAGAAATATACTCAAAATTTATCAGCAGCAGACAAAATAAAAAATAAAGAAGCTAAACAATATTTGGCATCATTAAATAATGAAATACCATCTGTGCCTTCTGGATTCTTTGGTAAATTGGGAGCCACAGCTGGATCTTTTGCTCAAGCCTTAGCAGAGCCTACTATGATGGGTATTGGTTTATATGCGACAGGTGGAACGATTGGCGCACCTGCATTGGGTACTGAGGCTGCTTTTGCAGCTGCTAAGGGTTTACAAAGTGTTGGAGATGTTGTAGGCTGGATGAATGAAATAGGTAACGATTCTTATGAGCCAACTTGGGATAAGGTTTATAATGGAAATCTTAAGAATATAGAAAACCCAACATATCAGCAAAAAATAGACGCAGCAAATAAAGCGACCGAGGCTGCTAGTTATGCAAAATCAGTAGGTGCATTAGAAGGTATGTTTTTTGGTATTCCTTTGGGTAGTTTAGGCTCATCAATTAAGCCTTCAGTAACAGGGTATCTTAATACACTTAAATCAATAGGAAGAAGTAGTCTAGCGCAAATGCCTCAAATGACTGGAGCTTCATTTTTAGGTCAAGTTGGGAAGGGTGAGGTTGGTAGGCAATTTGGTTCAAATGAGACGCACTCGCAAATTATTCAACAGGGGTTAGAGAATGCATGGGAAACAGCCAAGTTTGTTGGAGGGATGGGATTCGTACATGCTGCTCAAGCATCAATACCACACGCATTTGCATTGCTTACAAATCCTGCAGAAAGCCCTTCAAAGGCATTGACAGCAAAGGCAAAATCAATCGTAACTAAATTCCCAGAGGAAGTTGTTGCAGATGTTTATGCTAAGGCTGAACAAGAAGGTGTAATACCTCCTGGAAAAGCAAATGAAATAATAGTTGATTTACAGAATTACAAAGAGTCTGAATCTCAAGTTCCTAAGACAGTTGTAGATGTTGATGCAAAAGATGCAATAGCTGGTAAGATTCAAAAAAGAGATAAATTAGACCAAGAACTTAAGGAGACAAAAGTAAATGCAAGAAAGGAAGAGATAAAGCAAGAAATAGCTCAAATAGATGCTGAAATAGATAACATATATAAAGGAGATGATGTTTTAGCTAACGAATATGATATTAATGGTATTCCTTTAAATCAAGATTTACCTGCTCCTAAACAAAGGCCATCAATTATGCCTCTTGAAAATGTTGAAGCTGTTCCTGCTGAAAAATTATTAACTGAAGAAGTTAAGCCAACTGAAGTAAAAGCAGAAGTTGAGCCAGTTGAAATAAAAGCACAGAATGAGCCAACTAAAGAGCCTGTTATTGTTGTTCATGGCACTGGTGATAATGGATTTGTATTGGAACATAATGAAGGTATTGACAAAAAAGGTATTGTGATGCCAGAAGATGTTAGACGTACAACTGTAGAACAAAAAGATTTAACAATTGAAGAAAAAAATGAATTAAATAAAACTGGTTCTTTAGTTAAAGATAATGAAGCGTTAAATAATGGAAATAAAAAAGTTTCCATTTTTACAAAACATTCTGATTCATTTGGTAGATCCGGTGGATCAAGATTTGACATTGTAATACCAGAAAATAATTCATCTACAGCAAAGGGGGTAAAAGATGTACTTGATAAGTTATATGATGAAAATCTAATTAAAAACAGAAAAGGAAGCGAATATATAAAAGAAGCTGTAAAAAGAGTTAAGGAATATATAGATTCAAATAAAACTGAAGCTATAAAAGAAGAAGTTAAACCAACTGAAGTAAAAGCAGAATTTAAGCCTACTGAAGTTGAAGTAACTGAAGAAGTTAAGCCAATAAGACAATTGGGAACGGGGTCTAATGTTTATTTTGAAAATAATAAATATAGGGTTAACGATATTTCTAAAGGTAAAGTTATATTAAATATAGAAGGGAAAGAAGAGGGCGGTATGGCTATTGCTAATATTGAATTTAATAATCCAAAAGAAGCCGTAGAAGTAGCTAAAGAATTATCTAAAATATACCCAAAAGGGATTCCTGATGCTGTATTAATTGATAAAGTTGTAGATAATATTAGAAATAGAATTAAAGAAGGTATTAAAACAGAAGTTAAACCAACTGAAGTAAAAGTAGAAGTTAAGCCATCTGAAGTAAAGAAAGAGGTTTTTAAAAGCTCTCAGGGTAATACCGTAGAGCTTGAAAATGGTAAATTGGTAGTTAAGAGTAAAAGCGGAGAGGTTTTATCTGAAAGGGCTAGTAAAAAAGCAATAGAAGAATATGCTGAGAATTTTGATTATTCAAAAGGCGATAAGGTTCCTGATGTGCCTTCAGAAATAACAAATAGCAGAGATGCAGCTAGGTATGTAATAGAGGAATCAAAAAACCCAACAGAAATAGCTGAAATTTATGCTAGCGAAGATTTGTTACCCAAAGAAAGCAATCCTAAGTTTCAAGCTATTGCAGAATATGGATTAGGTAGAATTAAGACATCAAGCTATAAGAATCTAGGAGATCCAAATAAGATTGAGAAATCAATGTATCTTAAAATATTTAGCGAAGAGAGGGGTACACCAATTGATGTATTAGCTAAGTCAATATCTGATAAATATGAAGGTTTAAATATTGAGCCTCAAGATATTGTAGATTATATTGAAAGATATTCAAGAGGCGATAAGAGTGCATTAGAATTTAAAGAATCAGATGTTGCATTACAAGCAGCAGATAAATTTAATAAATTAACTGGATTAGATTTAAATTCAGAATTAGCCAATAAAATAATAGACAATAAATTAGGTAAAGCAAATAAAGATCAATTAGAAATTATAAAAGAAGATTATGAAACAGCAAAACAACTTGAAGATGCCTACTGGGCAGAGTACAAAAAAACTGACGGATTTACAAAAGAAAGCAATATTGGCGAGGTTGATAGGCCAGAAGCCGCCCAAAAGCCAGAAAAAAGTTTAGAAAAAGCTTATAAAGACTTGACAAATATTGAAAAAAGACAAATAATTAATAGTAAATTTGATAAATTACTTGAAGAACTTAAAATAGAAAAAATATGTCCAACGGATTAAAATCCTTATTAAGCTCAAGCATGAGAAAAGGCATGCAAGATGCAGTTTATATTGAATTGTATCAATCTAACTTATGGAAAAGTTTAGCTAACCAATTGCAAAGATTGGGTTATTTTGGTAGCCAGAAGTATTTTTTAGCAGAAAGTGCTGAGGAATTAACGCATTACCAAATGCACGTAGATTTCATGAATGATATGAATGATTGCGCTGACTTGCCTAAAATTGATGCTGTTACCGATAAGATAGAAGATATTGGAGATGCATTAGAAATAGGTTATAATATTGAATTAGATGTATATAAGCAATACAAAGATTTCTATAAAAAAGCAGAAGATGAGGATGTAGCAGTTGCTCAGTATATTTTACAATTCATTGAAATTCAACGCAAAGCTGTTGGTCATTATGGTGACTTATTGGCTAAATACAAAATAGCAGAAACAACAAAAGAATTATTAGAATTTGACGAACATATATCAGATGTATAATGGCTAGAAAAAACCCTTGCAAATACCTTTTTGAAATCAAGCCCGGAGAATTTAAAGAGTTCACCGAGGCGGAGCTTAAAGATTATTTATTAGAACAGGATTTATCAAAATTCAAATCAGTACAAGATGCCTTACAAGAGCGAAGCGCAAAGGAAGAAGTTCCATTTGCTACTAAACCAGGGAAAAATATCCCCGAAAGTAGTGAAAGAATACGATCAAGCCAGCAAAGGGTTGAAGCTTCCGAAGAAGCTCAAGGTTATGAAGAAGCCCTAAGAGGTATTACTAAGGCTGATAATCAAGCTAGAAGAGAAGAATTAGGATTGCCTGTTTATAAGGGTGAGGTTGTAACTGATGCTGAAATAAGACAAAGAGCAGCGGATGAATTAGCTAAAGGTTATGACTATGAGTCATTGATAAAAAGAATGGAGCAGGGAAATCCAACAAGTGCTGTTGAGTCTGAAATATTAAAAATGTATGCATCTGAATTAGATGCTAGATTGCAAAAAGATCCGTATAATAAAGATGTTCAAAAGGCATTAGCTCGTTTTACTGAGGCTAAATTGATGTCTGGATCTACAATGGGTAGAGATTTTAGGGCGCTACAAGGAACCGCTGCTTCTCCATTAGAGCAGTTGCAAACTCTTAGTGATTACGTAACTGTAGCTAGAGATGCAAATGGCGTTAATGAATTGACTGATACTCAAATGAAAAAGGTAGTACAAGAGTATGAGAAAATTCAGAAAGAGGTTGCAAAGTTAAAAGAGCAAAAAGAGGAATTAGAAAGATTAAATACAGAATCTTTAGCTCAACAAGAATTTAACAGGGCTAGAAAAGAAGCTCAAAAAACAAAGAGTGTTAAAAGAGATTATAAAAAAGAAAGGGAAGATGTAATATCTATTATTAAAGCTAAATTAAAACAATCAAGAGAGAGTGGTAATTTATATTCTTCTCCTATACCATATAAGCCAGTTGTTGACTTAGTTAAGATTTCTCCTGAAATTGCAAAGCTTGTAAAAATATATGCCGAAGAGGGTATTCAAAAATTAGACCAAGTAGTAAAAAATATTCATGACTTATTAAAGGATGAAGTAGAAGGTTTAACCGAAAGAAATGTTATTGATGCAATTGCAGGTAAGTTTAATAAGCCAGCTAAACCACTTAGTGAAGAAAAAGCCAATTTATTAAATTTAAATAGAGAAGCAAAGTTGGCTTCAAGATTATTAGATTTAAAATATGGTAAAGAGTCTGAATTTGCTGCTAAAAATAAAGTAGAAAAGACCGAGGATGTAAAGCAAAGAGAAGAGCAATTAAGAAAAGAAAAGCTAGTTCAATTAATTCAGGGGGCTAAAAGTGGCGAAAAGGCGCAAGAAAAAAAGCAAGTAACCAAAAACAGGGAAATTGCGGAACTTGAGAAACAATTAAAGGAAGCAAGAAAAGAAAGTGGGTATTATGATGAATCTAAGTTAAGGGCGCTAATTAATAGGAACGAAGCTAGGGCTAAGGAAATTCAACAAAGAATAGAAAATAAGCAATTTGAAGAAAAACCAAAACCTGAAACCTTTATACAAAACCCTGAAATAAAGAAAAAATATCCAGAACTGTATAATGAATGGCTGGACACAAGTAATAAGGTAGATGATTTGAAGCATGATTTTATATTAGAAGCAGAAAAAGACAGGCTTGAAAGACAAGGGCTTTGGGGCAAAACAAAAGAAGGTGGGGAAATGTTTGTCAATACAGTTAAGTCTTTAAAGGCTGGTATAGATAACTCGGCTGTGTTTGTTCAGAATCATACAGCAATGCTACGTCCATCAAATTGGGGATTAAGTGTCAAAAAACAACCTGGCAAGCTTTTGCCTAAATTTTCTTTTGGTGAAAGTTCCGCAGCAAAAGCATTGAAATTTCAATGGAAAGCGTTTGCAAGTGAAGCTGCATTGAGAAGAAGAATTACTGAAATGTACGAAAATAAGCCAGTGTGGGATATGATTGAAAAGTCTGGTCTTGATATATTAGATCCATCGGGGTTCAAGTCAACAATGAGAGAGGAGTCGGTAGGTGGCAGAAATTTATTAGAAAAAAAATATTTTGGCGTACAGCCTTCAAAATATACAACAGCGCCATTTGAAAGATTATTTACAGGATTTAGTAATGAGATAAGATATAGTTTATTTAGTGAAGGAGCTAAAAATTTGTTAGAACAAGGTAAAACCATAGAAAACAGCTTGCAGGATTATAAGGATTTGGCTAGCAGGATTAATAACATGACCGGTAGAGGTAAGATTATGTCAAAAGGAGCAGAGCCATATTTGAATTTTTTAATGTGGTCTCCCAAGTTGTTTGCTTCAAATTTAAATAAGTTAGGATTAAGTGATATTGTATCTAATAAACTTTGGGGTAAGAGAGATTCCGAGGGTAGGCCTAGAGGCTATTATAGTAATATGAACCCCGCAGGAAGAGCCAAGGCTATTTCAGCAACAGTAGAAAGTCTTTCAACTGCAATTTTATTGATGTCAGCTCTTTCATTACGTAAGAATACCGAAGTTGATTGGGACCCAGAAAGTGTGACTTTTGGACAAGTAAAAGATACAGAAACTGGATGGAACGTTAATTTTTTTGGGCCATATAGTTCCATAGCTAGATTCTTGGTTATGATTGGATCTTCTGCAACGAGTCCTCTAACGGGTCGCGCCCCTGTTAAAAAGATAGGTGGTAGAGCGCAAAAGGTTGATGCGATAGAAGAAACATATAAATTTTTTAGAGGTAAGGCTAATCCATTAACCGGAGTTGGTGCGGATATAATTTTCAATAAAACATTTAGCGGTAAGGATTACGATTATAGCAATCTGCCTAGTGACTTATTTGAACCTTTATTCATAAAAGACTTTAGAAGTCAATTTAAGGCATCCGGCGCAAGTGCGTTTTTATTTGCAATACCTACTTTTTATGGGTTAAAGGTGCAAAATGATAAACAATATGATCAAAGAGATTTAAAATCTTTGATAGATAATAATGTTTATTCTACTAATTTTGATCCAAGTACGATTTTTAATTATAATGATGGAGGCAGACCTATTAATAAATCAGAATTTGAGAACTTTAAAAAGACAAGGGATAGTATTTTGAAAGACTTGATTACCAATATGAGCAAAAATGGATTCCCGGTATCAGAAAATGGCAAAAAAGTTCAAAAGGTTATAGAGGGTACTGGTCCGAATGTGGCTACTAAGGATCAGTTATACGAAATAATGAAAAAATTAAAATCAGAAGCTACTAGAGTGGCAAAATTGAAGCTGTTTGGGGTAAAAGAGAAGGACGAAGATGATGCGGATTTGGATGTAAAAGATGCCATGTACGATCAGGGATTAAAAATAGAGTATATAGAAGATGAAATTGAGGATGAGAAGGTTATAGATAATAAAGAAGATGAAGAGGAAGAAGAGCCAAAGGTGAAAGTAGAAGAAGAAGAGGAAGAGGAAGAGCCGGAGGAAGATGAATAGGCTTTTTAGATAATTTTATGCCATAGATAGGCAAAAAAATCTTATATTTGGGTAAAATTTAAACAAATGCCTCTTGTACCCAATTTTACGGCAAGCCAATATAGCGGTACGCCCTCAGTCATAACTTTGACCGATACTTCAACCGGCTCTGATGTTACTATTGCCAAGCGTAGAGTATATTTATTACAAGCTAATGGTACATTTTTAGTACCTGCTGGAACTACTACAGATTATATTCAATGGGACTTAGTAGATACAAGTATCAATTTAGATGTTCTATCTCAAGATAGTGCATTAAGTATAACTGTTCAATGGTTAACTTCTGCAAACGCGGTGGTTACGTCAAAAACAATTTCATTTGCATTTACTGCATACAATGAAACTTTTTACTACGGTCTTACAGAAAGCCAAGTAGCAAATTCAAATCTTAGTGCAAGTACCAATTGGTATCAAACAAAATTAGTATTGAGAGTTGAAATTGATTCGGCTGATCAAGCAATTACATTTGCATCTGATATTTATTCAGCACAAGCTGCATTAAACAGAGCGACATATATATCTACTAACCAAGCATTATTCTTCTAATCATGTTAGATCCACAAACAGTAGTATCAATAGCGGAGATTTCACAATACTTGTGGAATGATGCAATACCAAAACAAAATGTTTTTTTCAATGGAAGTATTGATCCAAGAAAGGCTCAACAACTTTACATGGAAAGAAAAGCATTGCAATATGGCATTGACCAAAACCTAAGTGGATTACCAGGTACGTCAAATTATGTATATGCTTTATGTGGTGCAAAACTACAATTGGCAATAGAGATATTAGGAAATGGAACAGGTGGTGGTGGTGTAATACCTGGCGGTGGTGGAAACTTTAGTGTATATGAATATACTACTAATGCAGTAGGTGGTTCATTTACAGTTTATTTCCCTGAAGCTGTAGGCAAAAGATGTATAAACGCCTTTAGACAAGGTAACAATATTGGAGCTATTTTAACATCAGGAACTCCAACAGGCAATCAAGTCGTTTGGAACTCTGCTGCTGGTAGTTTAACAGTAGCTTCAAGTGTTCCTTTTTATGCTAATGAGTTTGTGAGAGTGATTGTTCAACAATAAAATATTTTATAGTGGCGATACAAAATTTAATCAGCGGTGATTTAAAACTTAGAGATGAAAATGGTATTTTAATTGCCGTTAATGGTATTGTATCGGCTGATACTAGTGGAACAATAGGGACTTCGGGTACCTCGGGAACTTCAGGGACAAGTGGGACAACTGGTACTTCTGGAAGCAGTGGGACAAGTGGGACATCGGGGACAAGTGGTACTACTGGTACATCAGGTTCTTCTGGAACTGATGGAACGAATGGTACTTCAGGTAGTAATGGTAGTAATGGAACTAGTGGATTATCGGGTTCTTCTGGTAGTTCCGGTACTTCAGCAACATCTGGAACTGATGGCACTTCTGGTTCTTCAGGTACAAGTGGATTTTCTGGCACAAGTGGCACTGATGGCACAAGTGGCACTTCAGGCTCTTCTGGAACATCCGGCACAAGTGGTACTGATGGAACTTCCGGTACAAGCGGTACTGATGGCACAAGTGGTACTGATGGTACTTCTGGAACTGACGGCACTTCGGGTTCTTCTGGAACTGACGGCACCTCTGGTTCTAGTGGGACAGATGGCACAAGTGGAACTTCCGGATCTTCGGGGACAGCTGGTACTAGTGGTATTAGCGGGGTGTCTGGCGGTCAGGTATTTTATATGAACCAATCGCTAAATACAAGTAGTGCTTTTGGTACTCCAACATATAAACAATTAAGTCCAAACCCTTCCGGAGCTGCTCAACAAATTGTGTCTATTACGGTACCTGCTAATACAACTGCTACATTAGTTACATTTGCGACTGATAGCGGCGTGCCTGGTTTAACTTCTTTGCCTGCTGGTAATTGGGGTTTTACAACTCACTTTTTGACAAGTACTAATAATGCAGAATGGAATATATATTGTGAGCTTTGGAAATATACAACAGGGGGCGTATCTACATTGTTAGGTACAACTAATGATGTGTTAATTGTTGCAAATGCTGCCATAGTGCAACAAGTTTATGTTGATTCATTTATAGCAGGACAATCATTAAATGCTTCAGATAGACTTTATGTAAAAGTTATTGGTATTAATTCAAGCAATCAATCACATAGTATTAATTTTTATACAGAAGGTTCTTCTTTTTATTCATACGTTCAAACAACTTTTACAGCTCCATCAGGAACAAGTGGAACAAGTGGGACTACAGGCACAAGTGGATCTTCTGGAACTGACGGCACTAGTGGTTCTTCAGGTATTAATGGCACAAGCGGTACTTCTGGAGTTAATGGTGCAAGTGGCCTAAATGGAACTTCTGGTTCTAGTGGTACTTCAGGAGCCAATGGCTCTTCGGGTATTAACGGAACTTCAGGAACCGATGGCACAAGTGGCACAGGTGGCACAAGTGGTATTAATGGTACTTCAGGTAGCTCTGGATTAACAGGAACTAGCGGTACTTCTGGAGTTAATGGGACTTCTGGAGTATCTGGTACTAGCGGAACTTCAGGTTCTAATGGTGTAAATGGTACTTCAGGCGTATCAGGAACTAGCGGTAGTAGTGGCGTAAGTGGTACTAGTGGCACAGCTGGTACAAGTGGTACATCTGTTGCTGTATCAGGGACCACAAACACAATGACTAAATTTACAAGTGCAACTACTATAGGTAATAGTGCATTAACTGATAATGGTTCAACACTTTCATATAATGGTAACACAGTTTTAAATGCAGCAAATTATAACTCTTATTCTCCTACATTAACTGGAGGGGGCGCTTCTGGTACATGGAGTATTAATATTACAGGAAATGCAGGTAGTGCTAGTTCTGTAGCATGGGGCAACGTTTCTAGTAAGCCATCTTTGATAATGTATTATCAAGGATTTACTCTTAATGCTGACACTATGGACTCTAATAGTACAGGATTCACATATTCTGTCAATGCTCCTTGGACAGGCCCAATAGCTAGACTTAGTGCAGGGGGTAGTTATGATTTACAGCTAAATGCTAGATATAATGCAGGAGGAGTTCAAATATCATATAGAACAAGAAACGGAGATGCGGGTACTTGGAACTCTTGGTTTGAATTTATTAGTACTGCTAATATTGGTTCTCAAACTGTGAGTGCTGCATCTAGTGCAACATTTTTAAATAGTAATAATTATATTCAGCAAACAGGTTCTACAGGATCTTGGAACAATGATTTTACAAACACACCTGCAGGAACTGCGAGATATAGTGGTGACGTTGGTGCGAATGGAACAAATGGACCAGGAGGGACTTGGTGGATTCAACAAAACTTTAGGCATACAAATGGAAATAGCTTTTGGGGAACACAAGTAGCCTGGGGATGGGAAGATAATGCAAATAGATTAGCTACAAGAAATGTTTCAGGTGGTTCTTTTGGAGGATGGGTTTATTACATGAATACTAACGCATATCCTTATGCAGCTAATATGGATCAGTATGTAAGAACAACCGATGGTGTAACATTTGGGTCTATTTACTCACCTGGCAATTTGCAATGGGCTGGACAAGAATATTTTCAAGGAAGGTACAAGTATTTATGGTATGGGTATTGGAGTCAATGGTTAGATATTTATGGCGGTATAGGTGGTGGTAGCTTGTTTTACATGGACACACTTTATGCTACCTATGGTTCTGTTTCAGATATGAGATATAAGAAGGAAGTATCTAAATTGACTTATGGACTTAATGAGTTATTGCAAATGGACACAATTAAGTTTAAGTACGATTTGCCAGATAATCATGTATCAAAGGGTGATAAAACTTTTCACTTAGGTTTTTCTGCACAGCAGTTACAAGATTTGATACCAGAGTTGATAATTGAAGATAAAAATTTCAACATGTTGGCTATTACACAAACAGAATTATTGGCTGTAGTTGTTAATGGAATGAAAGAGCAACAAGAGATTATTAAAAATCAACAATTAGAAATCAACAATATAAAACAATTAATAAATAAATAATGAAACAAATACAACCAGTAACAGTATGGTCTAATGGTCAAGAGGTGCAAGCAGATGGATTGAACGCTTATGTTGTAAGTGATAACTTATTAAATCAAGCTGTTTTTTATTACGGTATTGGAACTATAGTTTATAATTTATATCCAGCATTGCCATCAGTAAATGTATTAGCTTCAGGTAAACTTACAATGACAGGTCAATCTTATGAAGATTACCAAACAAATCAATATGCTTGGGATTGGGTAGCGCAACAGCTTAATTTAACTATTGTAGGTGATATTACAACCACTACAACTACTACTGAAGCTCCTATAAATACAACTACTACAATAAATCAATAAATATTTGTCCAATATAATTAATTAAATTAATTTTGAACAAAATATAATTATATGAAATTAACACTAGGCGAAATTGCTACAATGTTTGATGAATTAAACGGGAGAGTTATTAACCAACAAACTGGAGAAAGAAGTAGTACTGGATTACTTTCACAGAGGTTATCTATTAAAGTTAAATACATTTTAAATAATCAAATCAATAAAAAGATTGTTGATGAAAAGAAAGCTTTTGATGAAAGTTGTTTAGATATATTTAAAGAAATGATTGCTGAGGGTAAGGGGGAAGAAAGAGAAGGGCAATATTTAATTCCAGAAGAGCATACTCCTGAGTTAAGATCTCGTTTATCAGAATTAGAAAAAATTGAAAAGGATATTGAGGTTCCTGAATTATATATTGAAGATTTGTTTAATATAGAAACAGAGGATTATTACCCTGTTTTATTAGAAAAGTTTCTTAAAAAAGAAGTTTCTACTAATCCATAAAAATAAAGCAGGCTAAAAACCTGCTTCTTTTATTTTATCTATAACCATATCTGATGTAATAGAAAGTTGACATTCCCATTGTCTATCTGTTCCTAAATGTATAGGGCAATAATCCCACTCGCCATTATATTTAAAATTAGGATTATTCCAACATCCATGACATACATTTTTATTGGCTATTCTTGTGCAGTTGTGGGTAAATTCATTCCATTCTTCGGTGAAATTGGCAATCATATAGACAGGTTTGTTTAACGCCCATGCAACCCAGCTTAATCCTGAACTTAACCCTATAAAAAATTCACTACCTGCTATCCAATCCATCTTAGATTCAAGTGAAGGGGTAGTTATTTGTATGCAATTATCAAATGGATTTGGTTCCAATGATACATTATAAACTTCATAGCCACCTTCAAAAACTAACCAATTTATTAGATCTTGCCATTGTGGTTTACCCCAGAACTTCATCCCTGCCGTAGAATTGGTTGAAATAGTCACATATTTGCCCATTTTCGGCACTTCTGGTATATAGGCTAGCTTAGGTACTATTTCTTTATAATCTAGTCCTAAAATGGTTGTAGCGACTTTTTGTAATGGTAGTGTAACTGGATTGACGGGCAATTTATTTAAGTCATAAAAATAACCAACTCTATAAAGTGCATAAAGGTTATTTACTGTTGTGCCTGGTTCCGCAAAAGAAACATTAGGGGCTTCGTCAAATAATCGGTTCCAAAATGTACTACAAATAACCGTACATTCATGTTTTCTTTGAAACTCAAAAACATACGGAATCCAAGCTAATGTATCTCCTAAAGCTTTGCTTTCAAATACTATATAAACACGCTTATCTTTTAAGTCTAGTACTTCATCATGGATGAGCTTGTCGTTCTCCCATACTTTTGTATGCCATTTGGTATAATATTGCCTGTTAAGTTTTACCCAATGATTTGATTTTATTGTATTTTCATAAGCAATACTGCCATCTTCATCACAAAATTGAACTTTAAAATCAATATCAGGAATACCCTTAATTTCTAGGAAAGGATTGTCCACAAAATGATGCGAAATACTGGACAATTGTTTTCTAATAGAAAACTTTAGTATCTTTTTATAGGCTTCTTCATGTCTTAATGCGAAGGTCAATGAGGTACAATCGTTTGGTATAATATAATGCTGTTCCGAGTGTATTAATCCTAAGTATATGTCTAATGGCAAAATGTATTTATCGTACATGCCTGCGTATTGTAACAATTTTCGGCCTATAATTGGCAGTCCATAGCTGATGGCCTCCCTGATAACCAATGGATTAAGCTCTAATGTAGAGTTAAACATAAAAATATCTGCCGCCATCATAAAGTCAGGTATATCTTCTCTTTCTCCCCATACTTTTACATTTTTTGGTAAGTCTTTCATTAGTGGCTCCCAATAAGATTGAAAGTTCCCAGCCTGATTACCAATAAAATGAAACATCATATCGGGGTATTTGCGTGCAATTTCAATCCCTTCTGCTTGGTTCTTGCCGGGTGTCCATAAGCCTACGTTGATAATATGCTTTTTATCAGGTTCAAATCCTAGCTTTGCTCTAGCTACAAATTTATCTATATCTGTTATTTTAACACGATCTATTGGATATGGAATTGTCACAAATTGGGAGTCCATATTGGCAAATATATCCTCATGCCAAGGGGTGCAGAATAGATATAAATCAGGATGAAATGCCTTTTGTGTATCTGGTTTGAATGAGGAGTTGTGGCAGGTTTCAGCTACTCTCCAAGTTCTGTCATTGCCGTATATTTTCTTAAATAATTCATTATTACCCATTAATTCGGGCATTTCGTCTAAATGAATAATATCCGGATTAATTGATTCTATGATACGATAAGCCTCCATTTTGTTGTCACCAAGACTATAAAATTTATCTCCTAATAATTGCATAATTTGATTTCTTTGTACTGGAAAATGCTTACCATAATCAGCATACTCAATAACAAATATTTCAAAATCAGTATAATCTAATAGCGTTTTAATACGTTTAAGTACAAATTGGGGCATACCACCTGTGCTAAGGTGAGGCATCAAGTATAATAATTTAATCATAATATATATTTAAACAAAACTAATTAATTTAATTAAAACTACTATCTTTGTTTTATGAAAAACTTAAGATTTATTTGCGCACAGCCGACTTCCTTGTTCTATGCATGGCAGGTAGAAGTATTAGTTAATAATTTTATTGACATGGGTATCAATCCTAATAATATTGATATTGTTAGTTGGAAAATCAATGGTGTAATACCTGTTGAATGGGTAAAACTTACTCAAAAATATCCTGTTAATTTTTATTTTTATAACGACACTAGGGAAACAAAGCATTACATTTCATCTATCCGACCAAATATTTTAAAACAGCACTTTACTGCGCATCCTGAATTAGAAAGCGAGGCTATATTATATCATGATTGCGATATAGTATTTACAAAACCAATTGATTGGAAGCAATTTTTAGAAGATGATAAGTGGTACGGATCAGATACAAGATGGTACATTGCGCACAGTTATATTTTGGGTAAGGGTCAAGACATAATGGATAAAATGTGTGAGATAGTAGGCATAGAAGAGTCAGTCGTAAAGGATAACGAGCTTAATTCAATCGGTGCGCAATATTTAATGAAGGGCATCAATGCGGAGTTCTGGGCTAATGTAGAAAGAGATTGTGAAAATTTATTCAAGGATATAACTGCGATTAATAATGCCAAGAAAATGGAAAATCCTCAATACCACGAACTACAAATATGGTGTGCAGATATGTGGGCAGTACTTTGGAATGGATGGAAATTGGGTAAAGAAACAGTTTGTCATCCTGATTTAGAGTTTGCATGGGGTACCAGTTCAGAAAGCGATTATGATAGGTTGAATATATTGCATAATGCCGGTGTAACTACTTCGGCTGATGGCTTGTTCTACAAGGCTGAATTTATGAATAAATTGCCTTACAATCTTGATTTGAAAATAAAAGAAGGGACTGCTTCTAAAAAATATTATGAAATTATTCAAAGCGTAGAGAAAAAATCGGTATTATTATGATATTAGAATTTATAATACCTACTTACAACAGAATGAATAATTTAAGCGGTATGTTATTTTCATTGATAAATCAAAATAATAAAAATTGGATTGCTAATGTTGTAATAGATAACGAACATTTACAAATGTATGATGATATAATAACAAGTTTCCAAAAAGAAGATAGAATTAAATTTAGTTTTATGGGAGAACGTAGCAATGATTTTGGACATACACCAAGAAACTATGGATTAAAAAATTCATCCTCTGATTGGATAATTATGACTGGTGATGATAACTATTATGTTCCGACTTTTGTAAATGAAGTAATGAATGCCATTGATAAAGATGTTAGGTTTATATATTGTGATATGATTCATAATGGGTACGATTATAAAATGTTTAATTGCCATCACTCTTCCCATCATATAGATATTGGGAATATGGTTATGAAAACGGAATTGGCAAAAGACTTTGAATTAAAGACAAATAAGATAGATGCAGATGGGATGTTTTGTAACGATTACATAAATAAACATTGCAAAAAAGAAGAAAATATTAAAAAAATAAACAAAATATTGTATGTTCATAATTAAAGCTACTTATGGAGGTGTAGATTGTACTAATGTGTTACAGAGCAAATTAGTTGCTGGTAAATTAGTTATTAGATCCAACAATGATATAATAGGAGATCCATCAGTTGGGAATGTTAAGTATTTAGAAGTTGAATTTGAGGACGGCCATAAGGAGAAAGTGAGAGAAGGTGATACTTTGGTCTATCCTAAGTCCAAAAATAGAAAATTGGGTATCTTTTATTCAAATAACAACAATCATAAGATATGGCCTGCAATATATAAGTCCTTAGATACAATAAAGGAGGCAAGCGAAGGGGTAGCAGATATTGTGGTTTGTACTTGGGAGCCTATGTCGGACGTGCCATTTCAGCAAGTAAGAAGCTGGTACACTAGCCAATCTCATTTGAATCAGTTGTTGCAAATAATGCAATGTCTATATACAGCTAAAACAATGGGTCAATATGACTATGTTTCTTTACTAGAGCATGATGTAATGTACCCCAAGGGTTATTTTGATTTTCCTGATTTCCCTAGTGGCCAGGTTCTAACTAATATGAATTATGGGGGTGTTTGTAAGAGTGGATGGCAAAACCGTACACAAAATGATGAGCCATTTCATCAAATGACCATGCGTTTTGATGATGCTATTGCTCATTGCTTATCCATATTACCTAACGCATTGGTAACAAATAGTGGTATGATAGAAACCCAGACGCTAAAAAGAAGCCAATGGGATTGCCCTAATCAAGCGGTGCATATCAATCATGGAATCCATTTTACAAGTCATAACTCAATTTATGATAAACGAAATTTAACTGAAATTCATCCATATTGGGGTAATATTAACAATTATGAAAATTTATTTATATGAATCAAGTAAAAGAAATTCTATTGTCTTACATTGCTAAGTACAACAATCCAAGTGATGAGCAGAAAGAAATAGCTGAAAAAAGGCTTGAAATATGTTCTGGATGTGAGTTTTGGGTTCAATCTGCCATAAGGGATTATTGTAGCAAATGTGGTTGTACTACAAGTGCAAAGGTGTTTAGTCCCAAAGGTGCTGACGCTTGCCCTGAAAAAAAATGGACAGTTTAATATTATATAACTAAATTAATGTTATATTTGGGAAAAAATTGAGATGACTAATCATAATCAAGCTGACATATCTGCAACAGTTAGTATTTTAGGAGCGGTTGTTACAGTAAGTAACATACAGCCAATTGTTAGTCTTTTTGCAGGTTTGGTGGCAATAGTTTCAGGTATATTTGCAATCAGATATTACTACTGGAAAACTAAACATTTAAACAATGGCAGCAATTAAGAATATACTTATAATCTTATTACTTTTGGTAATAGGATTTTTTATTTTTAGTGATCCCAAGTACATTGGTGACAATACTTCTGCTATTATCATTACAAAAAGAGATACTCTTTATAAGACTGATACATTAACAAAATACAAGAAAGGGGATCAAATACCTTATTATATTTTAGATTACGATATTCATACTGTAGAATTTCACGATACAATTCACGATACAGTTGAAGCTTTAAAGGATTTTACAGCTGTAAAAGTTTACACAGATACATTCCGTATAGATACAGCTAATTATGTATCAGTTCAAGATACTGTTTCTAGAAATAAAATATTAGGCAGACTTTACGGTTCTCATTTCACTCAAAAAACCATAGTGGTAACTAATGATATATACCATAAGCCCAAAAACGAGTTTTTTGTGGGTTTAATTGGCGATTTAAGGCGTTTTGATAACAAAATAGGTGTAGGGGTGGGATTGAATTATAAGAAGCCACATGAGTCATATACGATTAATTTTACCACAAATCAAATTAGTTTAGGATTATATAAAAAATTATTTTAATGGCAACGACTAAAAAAACAAGCGTAACTCCTTCATTACTGCCAATGGATTTTAAAACATTCGCTAAAAATCCAGTAGTAGCTACTTTATTCATTGTACTGGGAGCTATTGGCTATTTATATATTGACGTAAGAAGCACTTTTAAGGAACAAGCGGTATCACAAGGTGCTAGAATTGAGAAGATTGAGGGCAGATTGGATCTTGTTCAGGACGCACTAAGAAGAAGCGATTCGGTTAAAGCGGTTACTAGCACTCAATTAAGTACTTTAAGGGAAATGGGTGCCATAAAATCTACTGTAAAATAATGAAGTGGATTTTTGCTATATTTGTCTTAGGTGCTTATAGTTGTCAATCAACAACGGCACAAAAACAAGATGAATCATTAAAAAAAGATGCTGATTTTGAGAGTTTGATGAAACAAGTGAAAGCTACCGATGAGCTTACTTTTAAGATTAGCGCAGAGGCTACCAAAGAGCAGAAAAAAATAGTAGAAGAGACAGTAAATAAGATTGTAACTTTGAAGGAGGAGAATAAAGATTTAAAAAAAGAATTAGATGAAGCAAAAGCAAAGCTTGATAGTGCTAGTGTTGATACTCTTATCCCATTCCATATTAGCCCAATATCCAATAAAAAGGATTTTTAAGGGTGATTCGGTGGTTATAATGAAAGTATCGCAAGCTGACACAATTAATCTATTATATAAAACTTATAACGACACAATAGCAGATTTAAAAAATTCAATTACTCAAAAAAGATTTCAATATGATAGCATTAATCAAGAAATTCGTATTAAGCAAGATAGCTTGTTTAATTGGAAATGGAAATACGAAGCAAATAGAAAAGCTTATACCGAAAGACAAAGCGACTACTGGCAAACCGAAAAAATCCACGAAGCGAGCAAAATCATCCTTGTCGCAATAATATTATTGCAATTTCATACAATTTCCTCATTGCAGAATAAGGTACGATGAGTTTATTAAATATTAAAAAATAAAAATAACATGAAACAGTTTTTTTGTGACGAATCAGGTCAATTAAGTATGAAACGAATCTGCGGTTTGTTTTGTACTATATCATTATGTGTTACTATGTACCATAATAGTTTTAGTGATGAGCATACGGTGCCATCTACAGTTTTAGTGCAATCGGTGGCTTTATTGGCATTTGGGTGCTTAGGTTTAACATCAGCAGAAAAAATATTTAAAAAAGAAAATAAAATAGAAGAATAATGATAACAGCAGAACAATTAAAGAAAATTTGCCCTAATCTTAAATTAGAAAGAGCAACTACATTGGCAGAACTTATCAATAAGGTATGCCCTAAGTATAATATTAACAATCCAGCAAGATTGCAAGCCTTTATTGCACAAATCGCACATGAAAGCGGTGGGTTTACAATTAAGCAAGAGAATATGAATTATACTACTCCTGCAAGACTTGTAGCTATTTGGCCATCCAGATTTAATTTGACTGGTGAAGGTGGTAAAGCAAATGCTAATAACTATGTTCGTAATGCGGAAAAATTAGCTAACAAAGTTTATGCTAACAGAATGGGTAATGGCGATGCAGAGAGCGGGGATGGTTACAGATATAGAGGTGGCGGTTTTATGCAATTGACTGGCAAAGAGTCTTATGAGGCTTACGCAAAGCATATCGGAATGGATATAGCAAAAGCGGCCGAATTGGTACATGATACTGATGAATACGCATTGGATTCAGCATGTTGGGAGTTTGCAATTGATAAAAAATTAAATGACGATGCTGATGCGAAAGATTTTGTTACTATAACAAAGAGAATTAATGGTGGCACAATTGGTTTGACTGAAAGATTAAAATACTATAATCAAGCTCAACAAGTCATCGTTTAAAATCAACATATGGCATCCACAAATGGTAATGCAAAAATATCAAGGGAATATAGGAGTAAATATCCTGATATGCCCTCTAAAAAATTAGCTAGAATTATTTACAAAGAGAATAATTTGGCTTTCAAAAATTGGGAGTCGGCTTTATCTTCATTGAGATATATTGAAGGCAAATTCGGTGAAAAGCACCGATTGAAATCTACTGTAAAAAACAGCGAGTATTTTAAGGAAGAAGAAAGAGCGAGAAACCCGTACAAATTGCCTGCTTCGGATGAAACAGCATTTGAGCCATATGTATTTAAAGGGCATAAGAAAGTTTTAATTCTTTCCGATATCCACGTTCCGTACCACAGTATAGATGCGATAACGGCCGCCATTCAGTACGCCAAGAAAAGCAAGCCAGACGCTCTCCTTTTAAACGGAGATACAATAGACTGCCATAGGCTTAGTCGGTTTATAAAGGATCCCAAGAAGCGTAACTTTAAGCTAGAATTAGACACGTTCAAGGCTCTATTTGATGTATTTGAAAAGGAATTAAAGTGCAAAATATATTTTAAGATAGGGAACCACGAGGAGAGATATGAGCATTTTCTTTATGAGAAAGCCGGAGAGCTAGTGGGCATAGAAGAATTTGAATTTGAGAATATTATCAAGGCCAGGGCCAGGGGCATAGAAATCATTGGGGACAAAAGGCCAATGAAATTAAACAACCTTTGGGGAATACACGGACACGAATACGTGGGCGGGATATCTGCTCCAGTAAACCCTGCTAGGGGATTGTTCCTAAAAGCTAAGGTTAGTACTTTTCAAGGTCATAATCATCAAACGAGTGAACATACGGAGCCTACCTTGACTGGTAAAATGGTTACAACTTGGTCTTTGGGTTGTCTAAGTGAATTGCATCCAGCATACATGCCACTTAACAAATGGAACCACGGCTTTGCAGAGGTGGATTTAGATCCTAACGGAGAAGATTTTGAATTTAATAATAAGCGTATCTTTAAGGGCAAAATATTATAATGTATGAAGCCGAAGTTATACAAGACTTACACGTATAAAATACCCACTTTTTACGTTACCCTTAAAATAATGGTGGCAGAGAAGATGGCCAATATGCTGACTGATAAAATTTTTGAATTAGATGATAACAGAGATAGCTATGCAAAAACAGCAGCAGCCTTGTGTTTAACCTACAAAGATGATATTTATATCTGTCTGCCAACGGAGGGTAAATTTGCTACGGAGTTTATGTTCCACGAGATTATCCACGCTAAAAACTTTATATACTCAAAGAGAGGTGTCAAACTTGATGTAGATAATGATGAGAATGAAGCATACCTTGTTCAATATATTTATAGCAAATGTGAGGACGCTAAAAAGAAATTCGCTAAATTTACTTTAAATTCTCAACCCCCTCCCAACAATGCGAGCTTATAGAGTATATTTCAAAAAGAACGGCATAAACCTAACTAAATTGGTCTATGCCGAGTCTTTATTAGAAGTGCTTAATCAATTTAAGGGTATTGATGTTTTAATGGTTAAGGAAATTGATATGCTCCCAGATGGCGATATTGATATTATTTCTTTGAATTAACCCCACTGTTCAGCTATTGCCTTTGCTATCCCAATAAAAGTTTTACTTCTTAATTTTCTTCTATCTTCCGCAGTTTTTGAATTTGCTAAAGCATCTGCATACCATTTAGGATGGCTTTTGCCGCTTTTAAAAACAGTCCGTTCTCCTTTGCCTACTATATTAGTGGGCCTTAAAAGTGGTAAATTTTTAAGCCATAAACAAGTAGTTTTTGTTGCTTCATCTCCAAACATCCAAGGCTGTATAATTTGATCAGGTTTTCTAATTTTGCTAGATATAACCGAAACGGGGTTTTCTATTGCAATTTTAGGGATATCGGCATCCATTAATTTTTGAACAAAATTTAAGGCCTCTAATTGATTTCTAGCCCTATCCTGATTTATACTTCCATCTTTATTATACATATGCCTTGCGCCACTAACGGATAAAAAAGTACAAGGAGGATGTGCAATCATCATATCATACCCCCTCCCTATAAATTCAAAAATATCACCTTGTAAATGCCATTCAGGGTGTCCTCCAGAGCAGGGCAAAATATCACAAGAATAAGCTTCATGTCCTAATAATCTAAATTCCTTGGTTATTGTTTGCGATTCTTCACATGCAATTATAATTTTCATATATCAATTTTAATAATTAGTTCATAAGTATCAATGCCATTTGGTTTTACTTCTGCGTTCCATATTTTCAACATTCTTCTTCTGTGATATACATTATGGAACGTATATTCTCTAATTAGCTTACCGCTTTTAAACAACTGCATTGTCCCTTTTATTGTGTTCCCCCAGTCTTTCGGCTTCTTTTTCGTCATACTTTTGTTTTAATTCTTTGTAGTCAGCAATTAACTTTTTAATCTTTTCTCGCAAAGCTTCGTTCTCTAGGTTGAGAATATAGTTTTGGCCTATTTCGTATTTATTTTTCATTTTCATCTGCTTCTGGGTTTGGCAATATAAATTTCCTATCGGACAATGGGTTGTTTGCCCATTTGTTATATAGATCATACATTTCCTCAAATCTTTCTTGATCATACCAAGCGTTGTGATATAGTTCTGCCACAATCATTTGTCTCTCATACGGAGTAAAGTCAGCAAAGGTTGTGAAATTTTGAGGCTGTATTGGTGTTCCCAATATTTGTTCTACTACTGAAGTTTTTTTCATTTTGTTTGTTTTAAGTTTAAAAATTTACATCTACGGTTAACACGTGTACTTTGCCAACTCTATTATATTTAATTACTTCTGGCAATATCATATTTTTTTTTATGCGATATTTTATAGCTTGTTGAGTTAATGAAGCACTAGGGTTTTTACGGTTTGCCCTAAAATGCTCTGGGTTTACTTTGGTAGCATATTCTTTTACGCTAATTTGTTTAGTTTTCATTTTTTACTCTGTTATATATTTTTACTAATTTAACTAACTCGTTATAATCTTCTGTCTTTACTATCTCTTTGTCTATTTGTCTAAGTTTTTTTCTTTTCTCCCTTTCTTTCTGAGAAAAATATTTAGTTATCATTTTTATCATTTATTTCCAATGTTTTAAGTATTTCAATTTTTGTTTCTGGTAAATAGCCTTGCATAATTTTGTCAAATTGTTCAGTAGCTTTTTCTAAGTTTTTTGTATAAGTTTCGTTTACGTGTACCCCATCTTTTGTAATGTGATACCAATTTGTACCGTCAATTTGTGTTTCTTTTACTAATTCGTACTTTGTTTTCATAATTATTAATTTTTAGTTATTAAAATATTTGTCAAAAATTGGTTCAAATACGCTGAATTTATTTGAAGCCACCGAATTTATCTCCTCTGTAAATTCTTCCCATTCGCTATCACTAATGTATATTTGCCAATGATCGGCCAGGGATTGCCACATTACAATCAAATCTTCCATATCTACGTATGGCAAAGAATTGCCTTTAAACATACGATACATAGTATCACATAGCATAGCTTGTTTCGTTAGGTTGTTATCCATTTTATTATTCTTTTAAGTTCAAAAAATAGGTGAGCAGTTAAGTATAAGCTAATGGCTAAGGGGAAGCCAATAATAAATAAGTGCAAGAATTGAAGCATAGTCTTAATAGATAGCTTAATCATAGTGTCTGGTTTGGTTTGTAAAAATAGGTATTATTTTGTTTATAGCAAAATAAATTAAATTAATAAACTTGCTACTCTGGGTTTATGAATATACTTGAAATCTCTCAATAACACTATAATACTTATCGTATAGATCGTTGAATATATCTTGTGCTCTTTCCGAGTACCTAGTGCCGTTATCATCTTCAACAATCATACTACCCAGTCTGTAATCCCAATTTATTTTCATTTCCATTTCGGCTAGTTCACTAGCTAATTCTAGTATATTAACGGTAATATTACCCTTTAATTCAACTATTTCTTTTTGGTATTTTAAAATATCTTGTTCGTTTGTCATAAAATTTAGTTTTTAGTTAGAAATTCTCTTTTGAGTTTGGAAATTTTCTGCGTCAATGTAATGGCACAAATCCTCAATTTCCTCCAATAATTCAATGCTTAATTCTTCATAGGTCAAATAGTAAGGGTTGCTAACTGGATCGCTTGTAAAACTATTGGAGTCGTAAATGTTAATCTCTACGCTATCTTTGTAAAAGTGTTCGGCTAATGCTACTAATGTCCCCATTTGATTAACAGCTGGTAATGAGGCAATATCTTCATATTCACCAATTGAAAAGCTACCATTTTCTTGTATAATTTTTTTAATGTAGGTAATTGTATTTTTTTTGCTCATAAAATTTAGTTTAATTGTTTGTTAATTCAGCCATATTGTTATTAATTAAATAATCAGCTATGTCTTTGTTAGTTTTTACATACCAATTATTGTTGCTATTTGTTATTATTGCTTCTAGTGGATTTATATCCCATTCTTCGGTATATCTATCCCAATTATCAATACTTACGAGTAGCTTTAATTTAATTGTTCCCATAAAATTTAGTTTAATTAGTAAAATCAATTGAGTTTCCGTCTTGGTTTAATACTTCCACTACATCCATATCTTCTAGGGTATCGTGCAAATATTCATACTCATCTAAGTCCTCAAATATTTCCCCTGCTTGATACTGGGTTTTTAGTATATTTTCGGCTTCCTCGTAGGTTTCAGCTTCAATATGTTTGGTACTTCGTGTCCACATTGTAATTTTCTGGTCAATGTTAAATGTAAATTCTTTCATAAAATTTAGTTTAATTGTTTAGTAATATTGCAAGTTTATTTTTTTCTAATTCTAATGCAATTTCTTTTGAATTTGTTTGTATATAATATTCCTTGTTTTCCGTAAAAACACAATAAATTTTTTTAGTTTTATTTAAAATCAAATTTAGTTTAGCAAACGGAATAGGCCATATCAGTTCTAATTTGTAAATATTTTGTTCCATAAAATTTAGTTTAATTGTTTAAGGTTTTATTGTGTAGTTTTCTGTTTATTTTTTAAAAAAGTTTCTTCATACATTAACATAGCTTCTTCAAGCGTTTCAGCTTCAACTTCGCACCATTCTTCACTTTCGTAAGATGCTTTTTTTTTATCAGTATATAAGGTTAAATTAATACTATCAAAACTTTCATATCCAAGAATAAATTTTTTCATAAAATTTAATTTAATTTTTTAATAATTTAATGTCAATAACTAATACTTCGTTATTCCAAAAATTTTGATAGGCCATCTTAATTTTATTAACCGTTTTAAGGTTTTTAAAAATTTCGTTTTTTACTAGATTAATTTTTTCAGTTCTAGTAATTTTACCATTTGTTGCGGTTACTTCTGCAAATTTGTAGTTTTTCATAAAATTTAATTTAATTTTTTGCACTCTGGGTTTTAGTTATCAGTAAATTCAATAATATACTTCTTATCGGTAGTATCATAAACAGCCATTAATAAGGTAGGCCTATATCTATCCTTGCTTATTGTATGCTCATTAAATTCTTCTGGTAAGTCTAGGTGCGGTGTGCTATTTTTGATTTTTTGGTTTACAATCGTTAAAAAGATAATAAAGCCAACTAAGAAAAATAAAACGCCAACCGATAAAATGTCGTGTTTTTTCATAAAATTTAATTTAAAGGTTTATTTGTTTTCATTGTTATAAGTAAATAAGGTTATATAATTTTCAATATCAATATCCCAAATTTCAACCTCTTGGCATAGATAATCTAATTCTTCTACTTCTCCGCCATAACTGGTATTTGCAATTACTTTTACTTCAGCATTTTGGTTTGGGTGCTTAGATAATTCTTCAATAAGTTCTTTAATAGTCATAAAATTTAATTTAATTGTTTAATATATTGGTTTCTTAAATAATTTACTATACATTCATACAAGCCGAATTTATCCGTATTAAATTCGCTATTTTCAAATTTTTCGTATCGTGTTAATGCTTCGGCATATTGCAGGTCGTATGGCATTTCAGCAAAATCAAAGTCAAATAAAGCCAGTAATTGGCTGAATAAAAATTGTTCGTAATTCATAAAATTTAATTTAATTGTTTAATA